TACCATTAGTTGAACCAAAACACCCAACGGATGAACCGTCAACCACAATATTTAACGCCCCTGGTTCAGTTATACTTACAATAGTGGAGCACTGTGTTTCAGGTGTTCCATTATCTTTAACTAAAACCCTATAATTACCACTAGATAAACCAGTAATATTATATGAAGAAGTTATTATATTAGATACTGTATTAATTAAATTATTAGTTATGGCATTATATAATTCAATACTATATGGTGGTGTACCACTTATAATACCCACAATTATTTCACCATCGGATGCACCAAAAGAACTAGTTGGTACCGTTTGTACTTCGCAAAAAACACTAGGAGGTCCTGGTACAATAAAGGAACCTTTTATTACATTACCTATTGAATCGATTACTATTAAGTTATATGTGCCAACAAATAAATCACTAATATTTTGGGTATCGTTTACTGTTGGATATTGAATACCATTTACTACTGGCCCAACCCATTGGAAAGAAAAAGGACCGATACCACCTATAACGTCTATTTCAATTGAACCTGTTGGTAATGGACCATTATCATCATCGATAATATTATTTACCAGTACAAAGAAATCATTATCGACTTCTGGTATGCATGTAGGGAAGAATTTATCTAACATTAGATTTAATGCAGTTTTACCAGCATTAAGTCCAAAATAAAAGTAGAATGAATCTTCGTATTGCCATATTCTTTTTTTATTAGGGTTTCTAAATAGGTTATACGTTGGGTCGTTATAGTCATAACTATATTGACCACCAGATAAACTATCTATATATGTTAATGGTATTGTTGCCCCACCTATTTGAGATTGTCTATTTGCGAATACAAAGGCACCTCTAATGAACGGATTCTCAATGTCTGTATTACTTATTGTATTATCAACATTCAATCCACCATCCTCGATACGCCTTTCATCTAGGCCCATACCCAATTCACTAAATCTTTTAATATTATTACATTGTTTTGGTCCAGTTTTTAAACCGAAACAAGTAATTTCACCTATTAAGGGACTATTATTATTATTACAGTCATTGCTATTATAACCAGATACATCAATAACTCTTTGACCGTTATCCAATATAACATATTCATGTTGGAGTGGTGGTGCATTATATGTTGTTTCAACTAACCATGGATATATTTTAGGTACACCTTGCCAATCACAGTCAAGAATGGAACCTAAGGAAACTACATCTGTTGCAAATAATTTATAACCATTTGTTCTTGTATATGCAGCATAAAATAATTCACCCTTAAAACGCTTAATATAGCCCTCATTAATTTTAATATTTCTACTACTATCGACCCCACCTCTTAAATCAACCTTATCACTGGTTGCGCTTGGGTCTTGTGGTGGTGCGGATGTGCAGCTATCAACTATATAATTACTATAACTATTATCAACATTACAATATTTACCTTCATTATTTTTCTTTTTCTTATATTTAAGTAAAAATGAATATAATGTACCATTTATCCAATCATTATAAAAATCAAATTTAAATACATTAAGTGCTTCAGCAATTTGTAATAATATACAATTTAAAAATCCAGCATCTTCTATTTTAAAAATATCTAATATTTTTGTTTCTTCATGACAATGTAAATCACCAGGGTAATGAAAATTACCTGGAATAGAATCTGGTTCTTTAGGACATTCACCTGCATTATCTGTTGGTTCGTTTACATCAAGACTAAGTCTATATATAGTAGCCTCTAGAGTCGCTTTTTTCAACCAACCTTTACCACCACCACATATCGCATATTTTTCTTCTTTACATCCAAGTGTGATATAACCTAATAATTTTATAATATTATTACAATTACATCTGGTACAACTATTATTTTCACAACAACCCATACATGCCTTACGTCTAAATTTATCTTTTTTTTCATCACTCCATATTTTAAAAGGACCAATTTTACGGGGTACTGCATCTGTTATACCAAGTGCTAAAGAAGAAATAACTTTACATACCATTCTTAATAAAGCATTTATTCCCGAAAAAATAAGATTAATAGTTATTATAATAAAACTATTAATAAAACAAATTAGTGATACCATTATTGAAAGAATTATACAAATAACCACAAATAATGGGTTTGTCTTGGTATCCATTTTATTAAATGGTAAAGGGTTATTAATACCACCCTCGTCTACATCTTTTAAACCAACAAACGTTCTTCTTTCCACATTAGAAACACCCTGAACCCTTGTTAAATGATTTTTAACCGTATAAATCTTATTCCAAAATAAATCGGTAAAATGTTTATCCTTAGTTGTATTATCAAACGAATAATCCGAATCAAAATAATTATCTGGGTTATGTGGTACTAAATAACTAGCCCTAGCTCTAAGTCTACCTTCACCACCCGTTGAATCCATGTCCACTTTAAACCTAACTCTAGCTCTGGTAGCTATACCCTTAGTAGTGTCTTCAGATGGAATTAAAGTACCATCTTCTGAAGTTATCACATAATCGATATTCATAGGTATCTGATAGGCCCAAACACCATTATCGTCTATAACCCTACCACCCTCTACGTCAAAATTCTCTATTGACCCATCGTTTTTATAACGTAACATTCTAATTGAACCCCCACCAGTATCGAGTTCATCACCCTTACCTAAGTTTTTTCTTGGTCTACAATTTTTATTTACACTATTTTTTTCATTGTCGCTGAATATGGAACCCATAAATATTGCAGTTGGGATAATCGTTGTTTTTAAATCAACATCAACCCTAGTAATACCTATTTCACACTCATCTATATCACCCCAAAATGGGACAACGGAAACACTCACTGGTGATACCGTTTTTAACTGCGTTAAGTTCGGGTCTTCAGTTCTACCCTTAAATTTATTACTTGAATAAAATTTATTTTTATCAACACCTTGTGAAATTAAATCATAAGGTCTTTGTGATAATATACCAATATCCGATATGTCAGCATCTACATGTAAGTAATGGGTCCCAACTGGTACCCCGAATAACATAAAATCACCAGATTCGTTTGTAGTTGTACTGAATTTATAATATTTGGTATAAATTTCAGTCATTTCTGGGTTATCCTGTATTTCCCTTTTACTTGGGAACGTACCTATTGATGTGTAACAATCATCCTTACCCCTGGCACTTCTACTCATTAAATTATAACCAATACCATCTTCATCCTTATCGGTTATAACCTCATAAGGGTAAAGTCCAAGTATTTCTGGGTCTATTGAATCTTCTTCATCTATCGGTATAAAAATAGAAACCTTGGCATTAGGTACACCTAACCCATTATTAACAATAACCCTACCGACCACAACCCCGTAGTCCGAACAGAATTTTCTATATGCTTCCTCTTGTGAGATTTTAAGTGAAAGTATTTCGATAAAATCGAATTTCTGGTCAATTTTTACGTTAAGTCGCTTATCCCCACCACCTGGTGTTGTTTTTATTCTAATATTATCAGACATTAATTATTTATTTTTAAAGTCATCGGTTATGTCATCGACACCAACCAATTCATAATCCTGTGAGTCAATATCGTCAATGTTAACATCATTCAAATCGTCATCACCACTGCGGTCTTTCATTAGTATATTACCTAAACTTATCAAGGCACCAGTAATATCTATTGATTCTTCAAAATAAACTATCTTAAATAAGGTATATAGTGAAAATGGTATAATAATAACCGTTAAAATAGCCCCACCTATAATAAAACCAATTGTTTTAGTTATAAATATTACTATCTTTTCAACTAATGATAATCCACTATTATCTGCATTATTGACACCCCCATTTGGAAGGAACCCCTTACTTTTATCTTTACAACTACTACAACCCATAACTTTTTTATTTAATTCTATTTATTTTACCCTAACACGAATATCTAGGTCTGGTCTTTTAATTTCAAACATGCCCACTGGGTCACCAAAAATGGTATATTCACCCAATAAATCTATTTGTCTTGTTTCATCATCAATGTAAGGTTGTGGTATTTCATTTGAAGAATACCTACCAGCACCTACTTTATTATAAACCCTTAAATCAACAACGTTTATAACACCACTTACATTATTTATTTGTTCTATTAACTGAGTTAAATAAATATTATCACCCATACCCCAGTTATTGATGTTGAAATAATTTGTAATCTCGATAATCGTTTGAGAAATTACCTGTGATTGTGAAAATTGTTTATCAATAAATAAATCGACCTCAAAACCTAAATTATATACCTTACCATTACCCACCTCAACAAAATCATTTATCATTCTATAATCGGATAAGTAAGTAGCTACATTATTTCTTAACGTCATATTCGATGACGTGCTTATATCCCCATCGTTATCCAATGTTAAGACATAGACCTTAATTTTATTCTGTTCCTCCATTACGTTCACTCTAAAGGGCACTCCGAACTCACCTGGCATCAAAGCTATCCTAGTTTTATAATCTTGAAGTGTTACGGCCCTATTTTGTGATGAGAAATTATATCTAACCAAATTCCTTAATTCTTCAATTGATGGTTCGTCCTTACCACCTAAAGCTGGTAACGGGTTAGTTACCGTAAGTGAATTTCTAACGGATTGATTAACCGTTGAGTTTGGTCCGTTTACAATTGTTTCGGATTGATTAATGGTCGTTAATAAGTTTGGTCCAACATTGGTATCGGCACCACCACCAACTCTATACTGAATAAACATAGTGGTATTCGGTTTAGGGGTTATACCTAATGATAAATTATTAATAAAATCCCCTATTCTATTAACTAGGTTTGGGTTTACCCCAAAATTAGATAAAGAACTAACATCTTCTGAACCACCACCGAATATAATTCTGGTAAAACCATTATCAGTATATTCCCTTATAAATCTTTGATTGACCCTAAAGAATTTACCTGGGATAATCGCTGAATTATCACTAATTACATCGTTATTAGGAATAAAAACCGTATCATCGGCCAGGGCATCTACCTCATACCATCTTAAATCCTCGTCAAAGAATTGATTTGTTGTGGGTATTGTTACATAGTTGGTTCCTTCTAGTGAAATAATTGAATTTATGGATAATACATTATCGTCTGGTAATATTATTTCAAAAAATGGTTTAATATTATCACCAGTTAAAACTCTCTTTAAGGTTTTACTAACACCGTTAATAACCATTTCCCTTTTAGTTAACCTGTAATTAATTAATGTATTGTTAGAATCAAAATTAGGTATAATCAATCTATTGGGTATTCCACCAGTAGTAAACGGACTTGAAAAATCTATTTCGTCAGTAGTTTCAAATACTTTACCACCACCACTTATTTGAACACCTCTTCTTAATATTGGTGCGTATGAAATGTCGAACGTGTCACCTAATACTGGAACCGTAACGGAAAAATCGGCAATTGTTACCGATGGACTTTTACCAGGAACCTTTAATCCAAAAGTTCTGGCCATAGATAATATTGAACCTCTTTCCTGTGCGTAATCTAATTGGGTTTCTTGAAACATCCTATCGGTATGAAAAGATAACATGTCACCAACAGCGGCATTTAATTCCAATAACATCATACCAACCGATGCATCGTTAAAATCATTGAATATATCTGGGTAATATTGCTTAACAAAGCTGATTAACTCTTGTCTTACATCAGCAAAATTCCTTGAATTATAATTTATTTTCTTGGCCATAGTTTATTTTATTATAAATAGTATAATAAATAAAATATATTAAAAGTAAATAAAAGTTATATTTTATAATTCAATTATAACGAAGTCTGTTTCTTGGAATACGTCATCTGTTACGGTATAATCTATTCTAACTGTTACACCATATGGTGTTGCCTCATTCTCGTTAACGATAACCCCGTTTATTTGTAGATTTGGTAGATATTTTTTAACTGTAAGGTTTATTTCCCTTTTAATATCCTCTTGGGTTACGTTATCATTTGGTTCAAAAATATATTTCAATAGGTTTGTACCAAATTCTGGCATATACAACCTCTCACCCTTTCTGGTGAGTATTAAATGCATTAAATCAGATTTGATGGCACCCTTATCATCATTATTTAATTTTAAGAAAAACCCTCTATTACTTTCACTAAAGGGAAAGCCTATATTTATGAAAACTCCATTACCAGCCATAATACTATTTTATCATAAATATTATAATAAAATTTTTTAAAAAATAAATGGTAAAATAAAAAAAGGTCTAACATCGCTGAAAGACCTTTAATATTAATACTTAATTACATTTAACTACCACATGCCTCACAATCGGGGTCATCCAAACTACAAGTAACACCCTTAAGTGCTTCTTCTTCGGCTATCGAGCTTACAATGGGTGCAACTAACTTAGTTTCGGGCACTTCTTGTTTTACCTCTTCGATTACTCTTTGTTGAACTTCGGCACCTAAACTTTGTTTGGCCGAAACGCTAGAATTACTTCTTAGGTAATACATACCAGTCTTAAGACCCAATTTCCAACCATACATCAAAGCTTTTGATAATTTAGCCGTATTTGCATCCCTTATGAATAAATTCATTGATTGAGATTGACAAATGAATAAACCTCTATCCCTTGACATTTTAAGTAGTGTTGAGGATTTCATTTCCCAAACAGTTCTATAAATATCTTTAACGTTCTGTGGTATTCTATCAATACTCTGAATAGAACCATTACTCTTGATTAAATCAATTCTAAGTTTATCATCCCATAACCCTAAGTCGATTAAATCACTTATTAAATGTTTATTCACTATGATATATTCACCAGCTAAAACATTACGCTTATATATGTTGGTGGTATATGGTTCAAAACATTCATTATTACCTAATATTTGAGCTGTTGATGCTGTTGGCATCGGTGCTAATAATAATGAATTTCTAACACCATTTTTAATTACCGCTTTTTTCAACTTAATCCAGTCCCATCTTCCAGATAATTCACCTTCTTCCATTTCCCACATGTCGAATTGGAAGATACCCTTAGATACTGGTGAACCTTCAAATGTTTCATAAGAACCACTTATTTTAGCCAAATCCATAGATGCTGTCATAGATGCAAAATAAATCGTTTCAAAAATTTCTTTATTTAATTTTTGAGCCTCATCTGATTCAAACGGTAAACCTAACATGGCAAATGTATCAGCTAAACCTTGAACACCGATACCAATTGGTCTATGTCTAAAATTAGACTTTTTAGCCTTTTCTGTTGGATACCAGTTAATATCGATAACTTGATTTAAGTTAACCGTAATCTGATATGCTATATCATATAGCCCATCATGGTCGAATGTTCTTAATTCCTTATCTTTAGATTTAACTTTACCACTTGGGATTTCAACGAACTTTGGTAGTGCGACACTAGCTAAGTTACATACGGCTGTTTCATCAGGTGTACTAACCTCCATTATTTCAGTACAATTATGTACTAAAATGTCGTTAGCGTAGAAATTATGATTACCATCTACAGTGATATCATAAACTGAAACTTCCTCTTCTAATTCTTCTATTTTTATCATTTTATTTTTTATATTTTTATATATACTAATTGATTTAATTATTATTATTATAACCCCACTTAAAACCTTTAGCAGTGTATTTTAAATTTGATTTACACGCCCTAATCAAACAACCCTTATTAACATTATTTTCAACACATGCCTCTTTCATCGTATTATATGTACAAATATATTTACCATCCAAATCATACTTACACACTTTAGTGGCATTGGGGTTATTCTTACCGCTATTATTTTTTGACATCAATTTTCTAGTTGAGCTTGAAATTTCTCGACCAGTATTCCAATGATTTTCACCCCTCATTTTATGTGATGGGGTATCCTCTAATTTAATACCAAACCTATGGTTACCTTCACCACTCATTTGTTTAACCCTTAATGACCTAATATATTCTTTATTAGGGTTATTTGTAAACATATCACCACCAAATCCACCAACACTTATATTGGTTAATGTTCCAGTATTATTGTGTCTAAATCCAATTAAATCAATTAAAAGCGTTTCAATACTATAAGCGATGTCTTCATTTAATTTATCTTCTATTTTAAAAAAAATGGGTTCAAGACCATCACTCATTATCTGATTAAATAAGTTTAATTTATATTTATTATTCGTTAAATCAATATTCCTATCTTTTATGAATAATAAATGCCTTTCCATTCGTTTAGAACCACATTTACCTTTACCAATATATATTGGCTCAAATTCAAACACATATTTACCAAATTTATATTCACCCCCTTTTCTAGGGTCGAAATAACCATACACATAATATTTATTATTTTTCATAACTTCCATAATTTAATAATAAATATCTTATAATTATGGAAGTTACTAAAATATTTTTAATTAATTACTAAAACATCATCAGATTTTAAATCTTTAGCCATAATATAACCTCTATTCTCAGTAAAGACTTCGTGCTCTGGCGTACATTTAATTGATTTACCAGTTTTTTCGTCAGTTATTTTTAAAACATTAGTTTTAGGGTTAGTCATTGCTGAATTTGTGACTAATTTCCACTCATTAACTTTTGTTCTAATATTATGACTTAAAACCTCTAAATTTTCATTAGTTTTAAATAACTCATTTAATAAATCCATTCTTATTTCACCCTCAATACCATTTAATCTAATTTTAATATTAGTTTCACCAACTAGACATAAGTTTGAAGACTTAATTGTACCTATATTTTGTTGGTTTGATTTACTATTGGCAGCATCCTTGAATAATATGTAAGGTGTCCCAGTTTCAATTTGACTCTCAAGAATTTCAGCATATAATTCTCTAGCTTTTAAGGTTTTCTTTCCTTTACCAGAAGCCTCATAACTTTCATATAATTCAGTAAAAGCCTTACTATCCTTAGTATCATAAACATCGGATAAACCTGGACAATCATGTGGACACATTAAAGTCCAATCACCATCGGATTCAACCCTCTGCATAAATAAATCTGGGGTCCATAAGGCTAAGAATAAATCTCTAGCTCTCATTTCTTCCTTTCCGTGATTCTTTCTTAATTGAATGAAATCCTGTACATCCGCATGCCATGGCTCTAAATATACGGCAATACTACCCTTTCTTTTCGTTGTATTAACGTTGAGTTCTTTATCTCAACCTCTTATTATTTCTAATAAGTCTAGACTATATCTTCAATGAATTAACATTGTCCAGCTTTCGTGGGTTTTTACTATCTTTAACTTAATATTAAGACTCCATAACCTAGTCGTTGAACCTTATTCTTATTTCTAAGAACCTTGGCTGCTGATTTCCCAATTTTATAATTTTTCAAACATTCACGTTTGACGTTACCATCTGCGTTGTAGTATTATAAACTCTAAGGGAGTTCCAGCAATTAACTGAATTTTTTTAACGTGAAGGCAAAAGTTTACCACCACCATTATGAACTAATCCCATTTCTGTTTCATAATTATGAAACTCATCAATTTCTAAATCATATACTTCACAATCTTCTATTGAAGTACTTATTGATTTAACTTTTTCTAATTTAATGTTATCTAAGTCATAACCTAGCTCATTAAAATTTTCAATACTATCTTTGTATGCCATTTTTTATTTTATTTTATTAAATTCATGTTCTTACATGTTTATTATTTTAATATAAACATATTTTTATTTAAATCTTTAGCTTCAACCCATTTAGGTATTAATGTTCCAGATTTAATTGATAATTTAATGATTTCTAAATCTCTACCAGTTGAATCTTCAACTACTAAATAAGGGTGACTTACTGTTGATTTAGTTTTACCATTAACGTTTATTAATTCTCTTTTTTCTTTATTAAATTTTTTAACTTTTTTAACTTTATTAAAACCATTTGACGTTTTAACTTTATCCCCTTCAGAAATATCTTTAATTTTAATTAACCCTTTATCGGTATTGATTAATGTTTCTTCGGTAAAACATTGGTCTACATATCTAGCTGTTTCATTATAAACCCTCAACATAGGTACAATACCATTAGAGGTTCCATTTGTACCCTTTATATAAGTGCCCTTGGCACGAACATTATGAATGTGGATACCGATACCACCAGCGGACTGAGAAATGTCGGCACAATCGCTTAAAGACTCATATATGCCCTTGATTGAATCATCTGCCATACCCAATAGGAAACAATTTTCAACTACATTACCTTCAACAACATATGAATGGTCATCCTGAACACCTAGCGTATATACAAATTCTGGTTTACTAATATTTTCACTTTTTTTATTTATTATAATAAAAGTTGTACCATTTATTATTTTAATATTGGAATTTTTATTTGACTTATTAAAATACTCACTTAACCTTTCGTCATTATATAGTTTATAGATATTGGATAAATCTATTGAACCCTTAGGTAAAGATATCCTAGCGGTTAATTTAGTCCCACCTAATTTTAATGATGTTGCCTCGGAGTATGATAATGGTATACCACAGTTTCTGGATAAAGCAAATATTGATTTGATTAAGTCAATATTTGCCATAGTAATCCTAATATCACCACTTTTAGTCACACAACCATCAGAAGTTATTAAACCTTCTAAAAATTTTGAAATCATAAGTTTATCCCAATTATACATGAAATCGGGTATTTTTTTACCATTAAAACCCTTACCAAAGTTTTTATAAAAATAATTAGATATAACATGTGAATGTACATCAATAGTTATTGTATTGGTTTTTGTTGGTTTTGAAATATTACCATCAATACCGAATATTTTAGTTATTAATTTATCTAACCTATCAATTAAACCATAGGCATCCTTATTATTTGTAAATCTAATACCCCTATTAACAGTTAAAGTTTTACTATAATCTTTACCAGTTAATATATTTCCATCACCAATCCAAACACCTAATAAAAATGCAAAATCTTCATCAATTATGATTGATTTATTTATCTCATTATGTTTTCTAGTGACTATAATATTACCACCATTATTATTTAATTTGTGTCTTCGCAACCATTTTGATTTTACTTTTAGTTTATCTCCAATGATTTCACTTTCTAATTCTATATTACCATAATTATTTGGTACATAATCTATTAATTCAACCTTTTCTGGTGCATATTTACCAATTTTGTTTGGTATGGCCACATAATCCCCGACCCTTAGGTATTCAACCGAGTTCCATTTTGGTGTTTTACCCCACTTATCTTGTTCTTTTGATAATGATAAAATTCTATGATTACCAGTTACAGTCATATTTGGACTACCATAAGTTTTAAGGTCATACAATTGTCTATCATTTAATTTATTTTTATGTAGTTGTTGAACCTCCTTAACGTTACCCTTGTGAGTAACTACTTTATCACCAATTTCAACATCTTCAATATTTTTAACACCACTTGTTGTAAATACACTTGTACCAGCAACAAAACAACTTGACAACTGTGGCTTTTTAGTTCCAGAATTAAAAAGCGTAGGTGTTGCGTGTGTGAATAAACCTTTACTTAAGGAATCATATGTCTTTTGAACCTCTTTAAGGTTATCTCCCCAAATCCCCAATGAAACTCTTAAACACATATGTTGTGGAGTTTCGGCTATTTCATTATTAATTTTTAATAAGTATGCTCTTTCAAGTGTTTTAAAACCGAAGAAGTCATAGTCGAAATCTCTGTCATGAACAATCATTTGTTCAAGTTTTTTGGAGTTTTCACGAACGATATTATATACGTTGTCCGCAATAAGACCAGCTTGTTCGCCAGTTATTGGGTTTACATAATGGTAAAGGTCCTCAATGGTTTCCGTGAAACTTTTTTTAGTATACTTCTTTAATGAAGAAATAGAAATCCTAGAGGCAAGTTTAGAATAATCATAATGTACCCTAGTTAACGAAGCCGCAATTTCTGCGGCTAGGTTATCTAATTCTTTTGTTGTAATACCATCAAAAATTCCAGCAATAACTTTCTGAGTAACTTCCATGTAATCAACATAATCCGTATTCAAACCGTAAGTTTGTTTCTTAATTCTTGCCGATATCTTATCGAATTTAATTGGCTCCGATGAACCATCTCTTTTTATTACTTTCATTATTTATAGTTTATTAATATATATTAAAAATCTTCATCATCTTCACCAAAAGTCATGATATTTGTTTCAGAACTTTTTCCAACACCGTTTTTTGAATACTCACTAACTCTTTTTTCAAAGAAATTAGTTTTATTTTCCAATGCGATATTAACCATGAAATCAAATGGGTTTTTAGCGTTATAAATAGCTTCACAACCTAAATCCACTAACAAGGTATCGGTTACATACTCCAAGTATTGAGACATTAATTTAGAGTTCATACCTATTAAACTAATTGGTAATGATTCTAAAATAAATTCTTTTTCAATTTCAAGGGCCGACTCTAAAATTTCTCTAATTCTTTCCTTTGGAACTTTATTAACTAAGTGGTGATTGTGTAAATGCACCGCAAAATCACAATGTAACCCTTCATCTCTTGAAATTAATTCATTTGAAAAACTAAGTCCAGGCATAAGTCCTCTACTCTTTAACCAGTAGATAGAACAAAACGAACCTGAAAAGAAAATACCTTCAACCGCAGCGAAAGCAATTAATCTTTCAGCAAAACTAGGTGAATCAATCCACTTTAATGCCCACTCAGCTTTTTTCTTTACAGCTGAGACTGTTTCGATAGCCCTAAATAACCTATCTTTTTCTTCCTCATCTTTAACATACGTATCAATTAACAATGAGTATGTCTCTGAATGAATATTTTCCATCATTATTTGGAATCCGTAGAAAAATTTAGCTTCGGCATATTGCACTTCACTAACAAAGTTTTCTGCAAGGTTTTCATTAACAATACCATCAGATGCGGCAAAAAACGCTAATACGTTCTTAATAAAGTATTGTTCGTTATCATTAAGTTTTTCCCAGTCGGTCAAATCTTGTGATAAATCTATTTCTTCTGCTGTCCAAATAGTTGATTCAGCTTTTTTGTACCATTCCCATATGTCTTGGTGCACTATTGGAAATATAACAAATCTGTTCTTATTCTCTTGTAAAATTGGTTCAATCATAATTTCTATTTTTAATTATTTAATTTTTTATCCTTCTAATTCTTTTCTCTCTTGTATGGCGGCCATAATATTACTAACTCTATTCTGGTCCTTTACGGCTCTATTTTGTTTACTTTGTAAAAAGCTATGACCATCCTCTTGCCCCTTATTAATACTTATCTGTATTCTACCATTATCGAAAATAATATCCTCAAATATTATCCCGTCTTGACCAAATCTAGATTTAAGTATCGCCATATTTGCGGTTCCGTGTTCTTTTTGGTCCAATGTTTTTGCTATTGAAATGATGAAGTGACCTATTTGTGCTTTTTTAATAGACCCCCCGAACATACTTGAATCGACCGTTTCTGCCGTAAGTGATGAATTATGTGTGTAAATATCATTAGCATAAAACATATGTGTATCTTCTACTGTTATATCTATTGTATCTTCTTCGCCCATTAATTCTATGGATTCTATTTCATCTAATGAAAAATCATCCATACTAATATCATATTTATTCATATCACTATTCATTTATAAATTTTAAACATTTATTTATTATTTTATTTTTATTTTTCAAATACTCTGATTCCCATATTCTCATAATATTATAACCTTTACTTTTTAAATACTCATCTCGTTTTTTATCAATTATTTTTTGTTTAGTATTATCATGCCAATAATCACCATCAAACTCTATTATTCTATTACCACATTTAAAATCAACCATTATTATTTTTAAATCATCTTGATTAACGTGAAATACTTCCTCACCATTCAATTTAGCAAATCTAACACCCTTTTTTATATTTTCAGTTAATTTATTATAAATTTCAAAAAATAATTCTTGTGAAATTTTACTATAAAAAGAACCACTTTTAAAACATTTACTTATGTAAGTGTTAAACTTTTCAATACCTTTCTTTTTACCGTAACGTTTTATGAAACTATCTAATGAAGTTAAATTCATTCTTTTACGATATTCATTCCATTTTTCATTACCAACCTTTTCACCAAAAGTATTTATATAATATTTTTTACTAAATCTATAACTTTGTTTTTTATTTCTTTTATCCCATTTAATAAAACCTTCTTCAATTCCATACCTATTTTGATATTCTTTTAAAGTTCTACCATTTCTATATGGTTTTATTAATTTTCGCTCAGACATAGTTTTATTTTTTCTACTTAGTCTTTCATCCCATTTTTTAGGACCTTTTATTTTACCAAATTTTTCAATACATGCATCTAAACCCCAAGGTGTTTTTGATTTTTTTAAATATTCTTCCCATTTTATTTTACCTAACAACTCACCATATTTTTTTTTATATTTTTCTAAACTATGTCCAAATTTACTTGAAAAATCTTTTTTCTTTTTTTCTACATTTTTTTTTCCATATCTTATTTCTAAAGCATAATCAGATGTTACATCATTTTTTAAAACAGTTCTAATAATATTTATCCTTTCTAACCAACACCCATCAACATTATATTTTATAAAATCATGAATATTTTTTAACCTATTTTTTATAGTTTTATTATCATATTTTTTTAAAATTTTATCAATTTCATTTAAATGTCTTTCAGTAATCGTATTTTCTTCAATATTATTAAACATTTTCCTATTAATAATATATTTTGCAGTTAACTTTTTCATAATATATTTCATTATAAATAGTTATAATTTATTAAAAAGTTAACCGCAGTACAAAAAAGTTATTTAGTTAATAATTTATCACCCACTTTTAAACCATCTTGTATTGATAAAAGTTTTCCATCACTAGTTGGAAACTTATGTTTTTTAGATACATTTATAGTTTTACCAGATTTTAATTTTATTTTATATATCGGTTGCTTTTCAATAGGAAATACATGTGTTACCTTCTTATAACCTTTATGTGTTAATATTTCATCACCTTCAACAATATCTTTTATTTTTATATTACCATTTTTCTTAGTAACTACATGAGTATCAATAGAAACACAACGGTTACCTTGAACAGCGGTCCAACCAGCCATATCAAGTTCTGATAACATCGTTTCAAATTGTCGCATTACATTACCTTCCGCATCCCAACTTTCCTTATATTGTTTACTTGATTGTACACAGTCAATATAATCCAATATAACTAAATCAGGTTTAAATCCTTGTGACATCAATTTTTTAATATACTGTTTAATTATCGGAATTGTAGTACTATCACTAGGAAATTTTTTTAATCTAATAGTTCCAGGTCTACTTTGCATTTCCTCGGCAACAGCAAATATTTCTTCTTTATTTTCACTTAGCTCGTTTAATGTGTATTTACCTTCCATCCAACATGTTAAATGTTTCTTCTGAATTATCTTTGGGTTATCCTCAAAGAATATCTGTAGAACGTTTTTACCTATGTTTTTAGCGTGGTTTGCTAACTTAGTGCTCAATGTGGTATTATGAGTTACAATATAATCATCTGTCACATATAAATGATTAATATTATCTACCATAATACATTGTGCCTCTAAATGTCCGTGATATTCAATTGAGGTAATAAATTTATTACTAGAATATTTTTCCCTATTTATAAATTTATTACGTTTACGAGGTAATAAGGAAGGTATAATACCATTATTGGGTAAACTCATAGATAATCTATAATATTTTTTACAGTTAATAATTTCACCTAATTTATTTTTATATGAACCTATTTTCGTTTTAAAACTAACTTTACCACCTAATGAACGAATTAACTCAATCATTCCATTACATAGCGATTCTGAAACAGTCACATATTCTATTCTATGTGAATTAATGTAACCATCACTATCAATTAAACCTTGTAACAAAGATAACCTATTTTCTATAGTATTAAACAAATATAAGTTAGGTATAAATTTAGATTCACTATTACAACCATATAATTTTAAATCACTTAATTTAGATTTAGCACCTAATAATGATATTTCAAGAATACTCCTTTTATTTAACATAATTTTATTGGTACTATTTTCTTCAATATAACGTTCTCTAGAATAAATATTAACATCATTATACCTACTCTTAACTTCATTAACAATAAATTCATCTTTAGTTGTTATTCTAGGTTGATTTGAATCCGTAATGCATCCATCACCTAATATTAATCCCATTACATATGGGTCGATAGGTAATTTAGTATTATTTTCAAATTGAACTGGTTTAACTATGGGTATTTTATAATTATTTTTACCACCCCATTTTTTAATATCATCTAACATGTCTTTAGTTTTAATCGTTTTAAAACTATCATCACTTGGTAGATAAACTACTTTACCATTTTTTTTAGTTTTACGATTACGTTGGTTTATTGTATTTACAGACCATAAATGTTCTTCATCACATAATGTAGATGTACCATCGTTAAATTTAATTTCATATATAGGTCGTTTACCTTGTGGAAACACACCAATAACTTTAGTCTTTTTACCATCATCACCAATAACAAAATCATTAACTTGTATTTTTCCCATAGTTGTCCAACCGTTAGGTGTTAATATTTTAGATGTAAGAGGTTGAGCTTTACCAACCCCAGTAGGGGCTAAAATCACCGCTAATTCACCTTTAGCCAATCCACCATCCATGTAAGTATCCAATCCATCGATACCCGTTGGTATTGGGTCCCTGAAATCTTCGGATAATACACTTTCGATATCATAGAATACATCTATACCATCATCTTTACTATGTCCGACCTCTAAGGCTTTCTTAAGAAGTTCTTCACATAAATGATAATCGTCCAAGTCACCCTTTTCAATTATCAACTGCATTTCTCTTACAGATTTTTTTAACTCTTGTTGTTTGCAAAATTTCATTGCAATGTCTTGGGTTCTAAGACTATTGTTCTGTTCGGCCTCTTTGATTCTTTTAAGGGAACTGATATACATTTCCTTGTCAACTTCATCAATTATATTTTCATATAATATAGATTCCAAACTATTCATGTCTGGTATTGTTTCGTATTTTTCGTAGTTATCCTTTATTTTACCAGCAACACTCCTTAAAAATGCATCTTCAAAGTAATTTGGTGTCATTATATCTATAATCGACTCACCAAATTTTCTATCTACTATAATTTGCTGTAATAACCTATATTGGAAATCAATACCTAAATACCCTAACTTATCTTTATCTATTTTACTCATAATTATTCAAACTTTTTAACTTTATAAATGGGGATTTAAAAATCTGGGGTTAATAAACCCCAGATTCGTAAGGTAAGGTGTACTCTTCTCTACTCATATATTCCTCTATTTCTGAAATTATCTCTGGGATAATGTCTCTAATATTAACGGCATACCTAACGTCCGTTTGGAACCAATTACCTGAGAATTGACTTTTGGCAACAACTCGCTTGTCAACCTTGATTTCAAATGTGAAAATATCTTCACTATCAAACATAGGTTTTACGTTTTCACTAGTCTCAGATAACCTGTAAGGGTTATAATGTCTCCAAGACACATTTGAACACAAATATTTAAAGTAGGTTGGGATAACACCCATATACCCTAATTCATTGTTGTTGATACCCGTTAATGACCTCATTAACTCATTTAATTCTAATGAATTTAAGACTTGTTTATTGTAGCCTTTAACGTTAAACATTCTTTGACATATAATATTGTCATTGATGTAAAGGTTGAATTCAAACCTAAAGTCGTCCCAAAAATTCTTTTTTACTTTCTCCATAGTTTTTAATTTAAAATGTTATTTTTTTTCTCTCTTTCAATTAATTTTTTAAACGGTAATAGGTACTCGGTAAATCTATGTTCACCTAACATCTTATCTATCCCATCCTCTTTTAACATCGCATATACTTTTTTTATGCTTCTATCGTCACTCATTGGTGAATCGATTAGGTTATTTATTTCCTCTATTGCCCCTTCGGTTAATAGTGGTACTGTCAAATCAACTAGTTTTCGGTTTATTTCAAATAAATCACTACCTTGTATTCCGTCAGTTATACTTTCTGAAATATTGGTCAGAATTTGTAGGGGTTTTTGTTTATTGGATATTCTTTCACCCTGTAGTTTTATTGCACCCTCTATAATTTCATCTAACTCTACCTTCCTTTCGGTCAACTCTGGAAAATGTTTTAATAGTGTACCTTCACCAAGTCTTCTTACACCTTTAATACTATCACTATTATCACCACATAATATTTTCATTAGTGCGGCATTATCTAAATGATATTTAAAATATGTATTAAAATTATCCTTAGTTACATATGTCTTTAAATCTAACATATAGATTCTAACATCATCCGTAATTAATTGGCACATATCCCTATCGCTTGTGGCTATTGTAATTTTTTCATGTTCCTTTTTAACCTTACAGTAATAGGCTATGAAATCATCACCCTCGACAACATTATCCACAAGTTGTCTAACGTATAACTCTTCCAAATAATTGAATACCATACCCCTTTGTATGATTTCAGATGGGTCGTCAGGTTTAGTCCCATTTATATAGTCCTTACCTCTAGCTATTTTATAATCTTTGTAAATTTCCCACCTTAGTTTTCCAGAAAAATCACCGTCCCAAAACACAAATACATTGTGATATAAATTATCTTCTAATAACTTCCTTAAAACCGTTAGGAATTGGTATACACCACCTATTTGTTTACCCTTGTGGTTGTATTCTTCCCTAGCCCCGATAAAACCTCTTTTATAGAGGGCATTACCATCGACTACTAATGTACTTTGAATTGCTTTATTACCTAATTCTTTAGGTGGCAATCTTCTCATAACTTTTACCTTTAAAGGTTAATACTATTTTTAACTTTCCTTATCCACATCATCAAAATTGCCATCTTCTTCTGAAAAGTCAATTTTTGCATCATAATCTACACTCAATGCTTCATGAATGAATGCACGGTGTTCTTTTTTGTACTCATCAAGTTCATCTGGATTAACATATCCGTGAGGTGTTGAAGCGATATCTCCACTTCTTTCAATACCCGTTACATGATTTTTCTCACACCTAATCTTAGCCTTAATTCCATATTGGTAATCTTGGCCTAATGATTTAGCTTTTAATTTAGTAGTACCATGTGTTAATATACCACCTAAGTGTACCAGTATTCTACAATTATAGAACATAAATTCACCACCCTTGTGTTTAATTACCGTACCGTTCATACTATCCAACCATATTTTTTGAACACATATAAATGTATTAATATACTCACTATCGATATCTCTACTCGCTGGTATCTTAAAGTTAACCAGTGATTGGAAGCATCCCATTGCGCCAGCATTCCACATGTTATTACTAGCATTAGATACTGCTGATTTATAACAGTTAAGTGTTCCGATTGAATCCCAAAGGAATACCATGTTTCTATCTATTAAACCTTCTGATTGTTTGTCAATCATTTCATTAATAAATAACGCAACATCTTCAATAACTGGTTCACCCCTAGTTGGTTTTGTGGTCATTTTTGAATCCTTGTGGTCATAGTTTTTATATCTATCATATAAATCCTTACCTCTAAGTAACATAAACCCATCTGGTTTTTCGGTTATCTCGCCAGTTTTTTCATCTACCACTTCTTTAAACTTAACCCCGACCATTTTTGCGTGACCATCGTTCCAGTTACCTTCGGTTTCAATAACCACGGCAAAGTCGCCTATTTTTTGTGCGCCAGCAATGGCCTCATAAAATGCTGTTGATTTACCTGTATTTGAATAACCTCTAATTAAGCTAACAAAACCTCTTGGAAAACCAGGTAATTTTAATGAATCATGCCAAGCCTTTGATAATGGTACCCAGGATAATTCTTTATCTTTTGGGTCTGAGTTTAAATTTTCGGATTCTAAGAACGAATCTAAATCAAAATTTTTCTTTTCTACTACTTTTTTTGGTGCTTTTTTTGCCATATTTAAATTTATTAATTATTGTAGATAACAATGGGTGCATCACACACCCATTATTATATTGTATTATATTTTAATTTAATTTAGAATGGTAAGTCATCATCCTCATCATCTTCTTCGATTTGAGATGGTTTAGGTTTAACTGTATTAACTTTAGCTAAATCAACTGCTGGTGTACTAACCTGAACCACACCTTTAGCGGTGTTGTCGGTAGGATTAACTTTAGGTCCACCCATAACTAATTCAGAATCTAAATCATCATGAGACTTATCTCCACCAGTATTAGGTACATCAAGTGATGATTTTGCAACGAACTTTTCTTTAGCCTTGCTCCATACTGGAACTTCTCCACTAACTACAATCGCTAAATAGTTATAATCTCTTACACTATAAACATCTTGCCAAACTCTAGTGTCAGACAACCAATCGGTAGCTATTCCAGCATCCGCATTTAATGGTGTTGATACTAATGGGTAAGATATTGATTGGACAACTGGTCTTTTGTTTTGGTCTCTTGCGATTTCAATATTCAAATCCCTACCAGTTTGTGGGTCCGATATATCATGTTGAACCGCTTTAATAGCTCCCATTATTTTATCGAAAATACCAGTTTTTCTGTAATCGTGATTAAATCTCCAGAATTTAACTCCTTCTGATTCAAAATCTCTGTCGATAACTTTAACGACATACATCATTCTAGCCGAATATTTTTTAGCTAACTCTTTATCACTAGCTTCACCAGAGGATAATAGAACCTCTCTAGCTTCACAGAAAGGACATGCATCTTCATACTCATGTTTAAGACATGCGAATGTTTTCCAAGAGCCTTCAACTTGAATTTTGTGACCCCACTTTACTACCCAGGGAACGGTTGACCCTTCCATAGGAGGTAAAATTCTAATTTTTTTTGTGATTTGATTTACACCATCTTTCAGGTAAGTACTAAAGTAGTTTTTTAAATCGTACTTTTTAGCGTTTGATGCCACGGGATTATGTGATTCATCGTACTGTTTTAACATGCTTTCAAAAATGTTACTCATAATTGTTTTTTTTAATGTAATAGTTATTTATAATAGTTATTCTGGCAATTTAACCTCTCGTAATTGTTTTTCGTAGTAGTTTTGTGTAATATGCATATGAATAATCATCTTATTAGATATACGTAAAAATTCCGAAAAGTAAACTTTTTTTAGCAACTTTTTTTAAAATATTTTCATATTTCCTATACCGCAAATAAAGTTAATATAATCGATTAAATCAATGTTTTAAACAAAAAAAAGAAGGCAAAAGCCTTCTTTTTAATATGCAACACAAATTATGTTAAATATCCTCTTCTTCGTAAGTATTATCAAACGAGTCCTTAGTCATTGAGTCTGAGTATGATGAATCAACATCTTGTCTCGTTAAAGTATATTCCTCTTCTTTTTCTTCGTCATTCATGACATCGTACTGACCTTTTTGTTGTGACCAGAAATCAGTTAATTTAAGATTATATGGGTAAGAATCCAATGACCTCATCTCTATTTTTTCATCTGGGGTCGGTGCTCTTTTTTCTAATTCTTGTTCTAAGTTGTCAATTTTATTTGAAATTGCGTTCATACTATCCAATTGTTTTTCTAATTTAGATACCATACCCATTAATTTTCCCATCTTAGCGTTACTTTCATCAGCTGCCGCACTTGCAGCATTTGCTGCTTGTGTCGCTTCATCAGTACCATTAACTAATTCAGTTACATCTAATTCAACTGCATCATCCTCCATAGGTTCATCCATAGGTTCGTCCATAGGTTCGTCCATGGATTCTAAATCTTCCAAATCTTCATCACCACCTTCTAAATCACCACCAAGTTCTTCACCACCATCACCTTCTGGCCCTAAATCAGACCCTAAATCATCGGCTACCGCATCAGCTTCGGCATCAAGTGCATCTTCATCTGAGTTTAAATCGTCATCTTCGGTCATACCTAATATTAAGTCTTCATCGCTAAGTCCGTTGTCTGGTGTTCTATCTTCATAGAAGGCGTACTCGGACATTAGTTTAAATCTCTTAACTTCTTCACTAAGTAAGTTTTTGTTAATATTTTTATGCATTTCCTTTATGTATTAAAACAATAGTTGTCTACCGTCCTCAGTTATTATTGTTTTGTTAATTCTTTCTACTAAGCTTTTATCGCTCTTGATTACACAAGTGCCCGAAGAACAATCCATTTCTTGTTCTAATGTTTTTTCATCTTCACCTAAAAACGAATTAACACTATCTTTAATGTTTTTTTTATTATCCATAATATTAATATTAATACTTTTGTTATACTAATAAATATGGTGAAAAGTTAAAAAATACGTTTTATATCACATATCTTTAATTCATCATTATAAAAGGTAAGTAATTTATTTTGAAATTCGGACCAATCTATTTTAACCGAACTATAATTAATGTTTCCCAATGTTTCTGGGTGGGTATTTTCTATTAATTTATTAAGGGCGTTGATTGTATAGATTGCCGTACCTCTTTTGTGAATTAATATTGAGTTTGGTAGGTCTTTCTTAATATTGAACCTTATATTATTTTTAATTACTAATTTAAATGTTACGATTAATTTAGTGGGGTCGTCTACATGTTCAAATACGAATACTTTCGTTTTCTGAATGTTATATTTATCTTTAAGCTTTTTAAAAAAAATATCTATATCTTTAGTACCCATAAAGGATGCTAATAAAATTGTTCTATTCATCTTGGTTCATAGTGTATAATATCGGGATATATTTAGTTTCATAATTAAACATTTCCAAATCATTATTATACTCTATAAGTATGTTATCATCCTCCAAAAACACGTCAGATAAGTTCTTGATTAAATCAATTAACTTAATAGTATCGGACCCAATGAACGTAACTTGTTTTAAATCAAAACCGAAGATAATATTATCACCATAAATATACAACATATTTTTATGCTTTAATGTAATAATTTTCTTAATTTTATTAATTTCAGAAAGTATAAGTAAAATCTCACTCGAATTTGTGAGAATTAAATCAATGAATCTATACTTTGTTTTTTTGATTATATTTTTATAAATGGCTTCCGTGAAATAGAATAGGTCCTCTTCAAATAGGACCCTTTTTTCTTTTTTGCTGAATGTCCAATAAACATCTTCGGATAATTTCCTATCTAAGAAATCTGGTTTTGGGTCTATATTTCTAACGTGATTTAACCCAACCAATAATGTTGGGATTCCCTTGATTATTTTATCAAAGGAATCGACCACATTAAATTTATTATTAACCTTTATTGGTGTGTCTATAACTATGTTCGCTATTTTCATGTTACAAATATAGTTAAATTATTTTTAATAAACAATTTAACAATTTAACCCTACTATTTTTTCGATATCAATACCTGTGTTCGCAATCAATTCCATTGACCCTCTGCCTATTTTCTTACCACCAGTACCTAATCTAAATGCATTTACCGCACCACCCAATCTTTCATCAACAAATACTTTTGTTAATTCATCGGTTGTTATACCGTTATTTTGATTATACGCTATTATTAATACTTGAGCATAACCCTTAAAGAATCCAGCACCATTAAATACACCATAAATCATATTAAAATATAATCTACCATCTGTTTCAACTATATCCGCAACATTTGGTGCACTTTTAAAATAATTTTTCTTAAATCTTTCGTAATCCAATTTTATTACCCTTGAGAAAATTTCAAATAATTCTGGTTCATCTTTTGGTTTGGGATATCTTGCGTTAAAAACCCCAACACCATTTGTACCATTTTTTTTGGCATCGACCAAGGCCCAAAATTCATCATTAGGTCTACTTTGGTTTTTCCTATCTAAACCCCATAACGTTTCACCACTTGCTTCACTACCACAATTTAAACCTCCAGAACAATACGAACCCTCTAAATAATCAATAACTAATTTTAAAACAGTATTAAAATCATTAACACTTTTAGTAACAACACCACATGAAATAGATGTTTTTGCACCTCTAGTTGCAGCTGAACCTACTCTAACCACAAATGGGTCTCTACTATCCACCGTACCATCTGAAATACCATTAGCAGTACCAAATGATTTTAATGAACCTAATAATTGCATAAATAATGTTGGTGCATCAACTAACTTGGTTTTAGGTTTTTTAATTCTAACACCCTTAAATTTAGTTGTCATACTGTTAGCTTTAATGCTATGGGTTACCTTAAGAATCATATAAGCACCTCTAAACATTGGTATGTTGTTTAATTGGAAGTACATCATTGGTTGAATCATTGCGTTACCCATCATTTCAACCTCGGCAGAATATGACCTAGTTTGGTAAATATTCATTAAATTTTGTCCAACGGATGCGGCTTTTCTTTTATCTCCACTATTTGATATATTTTCAATTACCTGTAATGTTTCAGATGTTTCCGTAAATTCCCTTTGGTCAAGGGCTATATCCTTAAAGAAACTTTGATTTTGTTGACCATAAGATACACCAATCATGGGTATATTTAATGAATCATCATCAACACCTTTAAAATCCTCTGGTATTCCAGTAATTTTACCATCACTATCCTCACTTATATAAATACCATCGTCAATGTGCTCGTAACTATCACCTAAATCTAGGTTTGTTGATAATTGTCCAGTGTATGTACATATAAACGCTGGCCCAACTATTTTATCTTCAAGGGTATCGTTATATGGGAACGGTGTAAACATATCAACTAATTCATCCATTTTGGTAAAATTAACAAATGACGGTAATGGGATAAAGTTAAAATTATTATCACTCAAAATTTTATTAACTATATCAAAAAAACTTTGATTATAATTAAACCTGATTAAATCCGCAACAACGGTTGGGTTGATATAAAATTTATCACCTATATCGTTGAATGACCTATCAAGGAATTTAAATGAATCTATAATATTTGTGTTAAAACCACATTCACTAGTTATAGCATCATCGGTTCCAGCCACCCATTTATTATAAATTGCCCCTAAAGACCTGTATAATGTTAATTTTATTAAATCATCATCTATTGAATTAAATATCTTTTGTTGTATGTCATCTATTTCTGGGTTCCCATTTTTTTCCCAATCTTCCGACAATTTCTCAAATCTAGTTAGAAAACCTTCTAAGTATGCGTTATAATCATCTTTATCAACACCTATTGAGGTATATTTATCATCATTAAAACTGGTTCTATCCAAAAATACTCTAGGAGCACCATTTTGTATAATGTAACTACTACTTATTAATTTATTAATTAAATTAGAAACTAAAGTATTAGGTTTAAGTAATAGATTTATTTGTTTTAATTTTTTATATTCTTTATTATTAATATCCCTAGGATTAGTTGAGGGTAATACCGATATATAGTTTTTATATACATCATTACCTCTAATACCCATAATATCTCTAATACTAGATTTACTTATATTATCCACCATTGAAGTAGAAGAACTATTTAATTCATTTAAATTATCCCATAGGGTATTGAACGAAACCCCATAGGTATCGTTCCAAACTTCTAATTCACTAGCTATTGTTAAAAACTCTCTATCAACGAATGAGGTAAAAATACGCTTAAATTCACTTCTAACTTTAAAAGGTAAGTTTTTTATTACCTTATCCAATTTGGCATAATTACCGTCCTGTGGTTCAAACGTCATACCAAACATTGACCTATCAATAATACCAGCATCATCAATTGAATATAAGAATTCATCATGTTTTGGTAAAATTGATGAATCTGTTTGAAATGGGATTAGATTATCATTAAAATTAATAATATCCTCACCTAATTCACCTAATTCATATCTATATATAAGACCACCAATAAACGCACACCATAATTTAGGGGCTTTTATAAAAGAACTATAGTTATTGAATAAACCCTTTATTGTTGGGTTTTCATCATTTGTTATTTTATCAAATAGACTAACATCTTCACCAACCTTACCTATTACTCCCTCCCAAGAAAATGTATGTAAGAATAAAAATGCTTTAGCTTCAATTAATTTTTGATTATTATAAAATTCACTACCGAACAAACTAAAACCATTATTAGTTTCACCACCTTCTTTAGTTGATGAAAATTCAATATATGGTGTATAAATTAAATTAACATCCACTTCATTAACCAAATCCATCATTAAGTTTTTTTGGTCACCCCATTTGCCAGGAATTATTCTAGCGGATAACCTAGTATTACCTAATGAATTTGTTTCTAATAAATCTTTATTTTCAAAAGTAGAATCCGTAATTTTTTTTAATTCGTTTTCATTTGATAATTTAGTAAGATAAGTTCCACCAACAGTATTTTCATTACTGAATAGACCAGTCAATGAAGACCTATTTTCAACATACCAATAGGCTTTTAACACATTTTCAACGCTACCATCTTTATATTGAATATTAAATATTTCTTGAGCTTTTAAATTACCATCATACGGGTTTGGAGTTAATAATGTTTCATTTTTATAAACATTATTATATATACTACCTTCCTCTATAACAGAATCTAACGCTATTAATCCTCTATACGCACCATCTGGACCTAAAAGTTCTATACCATTGTTGACTCTATTAGATAAACCTTCATATTCCCCATCTTCTAAAATTTTAAAGAAAACTGAACCATCTTCAATAATATCTAACCCATTAACACTACTATTACTTATATTATTTGTAAATGTATATGTATCCGTCAAACTATTAATACTAGATAAACTTTTAAGTTTATTTAAATTATCACTAGGATTTTCATAAAATATTTCACCATCGAATCCACCATTAATTGGTAAATACGCTCTACCGTTTGATGAATCAAAAATATAATTATAAGTATAAAAACTATCTTCTTCACCGTCTAATAGTATAGGGCGTTTAAATTTAGTCTTACCAATATCAATAGTTTCTTTTATTTTAATTTCAATATCACTACTTCTTGGTCTAACCGAATTTATTAAGTCATTAACTTTATTAAAACTCATTTTACCAAATGCGCTGAATACGTTATATGCTTCCAATTCACCCATAAAAGAGACTAATTGTCTACCATAATTTTCATTGTTAAAACCTAGAGCTAGAAAGCCTCTAAGGAGTAAACATCTAATAAGTTCTTCTGGGGTTGTTCTAGTCTTATCCCTTTGTGATGTTAGTGCCGTTAAATATGGGTTTTCACTTATATTTCCAGAAACAAAAGTATCTAATACCGAGACTGGATAAAAATCTAAATCATTATTTGAGGTTAACTCGGATTGTTCATCTATTCTACCTAATTGAACTAATTTATCTAATAAATCTTCAACAAATAAAACTTCGTTAACTTTATTCGTATCGTCACTATTAATTTTACTACCAACCCAAGTCTCAAAGAAACCTTCATCATTACTGGCCTCCCTATACTCGAACCATGGGTATATTGGTGATGTCGATTTGAAATCACTATTTTTTTCATTCAATCCAACTTTATTTAAAACTTCTAACCTATCACTAGCATTAGGACCAAATACCGCATCATTGGACACCTTATGTAATGTTTTTAAAAACACTTCACAATGTATTGTAAAAATTCTTATTATATTCCTAATTGTAGGGTCGAAATTTAATTTAGTTTTAGCTATGTTAGCTAAATCAGTACCAATTTTATTTCTAAGTTCACTTTCGAGTGTATTTAATTTACCCTCTATTGAGTTTAATTCAACAAAAATCCTTCTAAAATCATATACGACTAATTCTTTATCCGTATTACTATTTGATAAAGAATTCTTAACAGATTTAGATAATTGAGTTATAGGGGTTGTATCAACGATTGAATATATGTTAGGGGTTTTTTGAGTAATAGCTTCAACACCACTTTCAGTTGTATTGAAGTCTGAATTTTTTAAACCACTTAATTTAATCATAGAGGTCAAATTAGTAGAGCTAATGGTTAAGTTAGTTATACCTATTTTAATATTTAGACCACTTTCTGGGTCATCAACAATTTCCTTTATTTTTTTTCTAGTCTTTATTATATTATTATCAATTTCAAAAATATTGGTCACATCAACACCCAAAACACCAGAACCATTATTAAAATTAGTTGTACCCTTACCGACCATAAACGTGGTAAGGCTAGTTATTTCACGCCTAATACTTGTTAGACCATCTCTAATTAAATCAATTGTATTAACCTCTTTTATATTTTCGTTCTGACTTTTTAATTTTTCAAATTCATCGGATATTTTATCGATGTCAACTAAATATTCATCAATGGTTTTAATTTCAATACCCTTGGCCAACTCTTCTTCCTTTAATTTATTGAATATCTTAGAACCTTCTTCGGTTTGTACCGTTGCCCTAATATACCCAATTAATAAATCGGTCAACTTAGCATAAGTATAACCTATAAATTCAGCATCTATTTCAAAATTGCCAGTATTTGAATTAAATTTTGCGTTCCATTTAAGTAAATGTAAACAATAAGAAACTGGTCTACCATAGAAACCCTTTACCGTTAAATTGAATGTTGGGTATGGTAATTCAAAAAATACCCTATATTTTGAATTATTCCCCTTTGTTAAAATTGATTGGCCCCTAACATCTATAAATTTTATTTTTACCAATGGGGTATATGCAGTATCAAATTCTATATCAATACTTTCAATACCTAGGGTATCACCATCATTATCGAAATCGGAATCGTTTACCGTATAGTTGGTAGATAAGAATTGTTCCTTATTTTCTTTAGCCCCATCTATAAAATTTATTACACCGTTCTTTTCACCATTATTTACTATTTTACCAGTACCATCAACAGTATTAACCCTAATCATAGACCTAGTTTTACTCATTGTTTCCAACTCAACGAATATACTAATATCCTCATTTGGTATTAATACATTATCATCTGGATTTGGTTCGTAATATAATAATCTATCTTGTGTTATTTTCTTAGCCATATAATTTTTTATAAATCTGTACAGAGTTTAAATATCTTTCAATTGCAGAATCAAAAGGAAATGGAACCCTAATAATATCATTGTTTTTTATGTTAAATTCTAAACCACCGTATTGTGGGTTTGCTAACATTATTAAAAAACCATGATACGGATTAGTATAATACGTTTGACTTAAAATGTCAAGCCTTGTTTCACCTAACTTATAAACAACATTTTTATCAGTACTTTCTGGTGGTATTTTTAAACCAGGTATTGGTTTTATTATACCGTTTTCACTGAATTTACTATATCTATCAAAATAATTTGCCATAATATTTATTTTTAATCCGAAACGATTTGATTTTGTGTACTTGTTAAAATAGCATCTTGACTAATAACAATTTCTGTATTACCTACATTTATTCCTTTAGCACTAACCGAATCAACCATGAAGTTTTCACTATTTGGGAATGTACCCTTTATTAACATACCACTAGCCTTTTCACCTTCTTTTAATTCAGCTTTAACTTTAACTTTTTGTGCTCTTGGGTCATATACTTCCGTATTCGCAAAGTAATTAAACGATACCGCATTTTGTAATCGGTTTATTGGTGAGTTCAAACTGGAACCACCGATAAACGCAAAACTCATATTTACCGTTACTATCATAGGTTGTACGCCAACACCTTCTGGATTTAAATCCCAGACCAATGGGTCATAATCAAAAGTTAAATTATCGATTATAATTTTAGTATGATAAAAATCACCTATTCTAAGAATACATACTGGTGGCCTACCAAAAGCTAAATTGTTAGGATTTGTAACATTACCACCCTCACCTTTTTCATTTAATAAACCAGTAGTAGGTCCTTGTCTAGTACATTGTTGTAAAAATGTAAGCCTAGAGTTAAACCCTTCTGGTGTTATTGAATGGAAACCAGGGTGAAAATGTTTAATTTTTTGTTTTATATTATCATAGATAAAGTTATCGGTTTGTTCTAATTTTTCAAAATAATGTGATTCATTATAAAATCTGGATAAAGGTATTAAACTTGTTCTCGTTGGTGAATTTGAATCCACCGTTGTTACGGTTGGTTCAATAATCTCCTTTAGTGTAGGGTCATATTCTATTTCAATAGATGCAACTCTGGAACGCTTACATGGTTCACTATCTTCACTACCAAAAACACATCCAGGACCACCAGCCTCGGTTTCACCAGCACCTCTAAACTCTACACTTATCCTTTTTTCCCTAAATTCATCATCTGGACTAATAATACCACTAGTATTTAATAACCAATTATTTATATTAGATGCCCTCCTTTGTGATAATATTAAATTATTATTAACAGTTCCAGGAGTACTGGCATAACCAACAATATTAATTTTACAAAATCTACATTTTTCTTTTAAGAAAGAGTTTATTTTTGTTATAAATTTTGGGTCTTGCCATCCTTCAAATACATCACCATCAACATCAATTGGGGTTGTTTGCCCATTTAAACCGAAATTTGTATTATCATTATAAACCCTACCGACACTACCCACTGGGCCTTGACCTAAAGTAGTTCCGACACCGTAATTAAATTCCTCGGAAACAATTCCAGATGGGGTTTCGTTATAATCTATCTTTTCATTTGAAACACCATTTTTTAAACCATTTTCATATAAATCTGGTATATCTGTATTATCATTAGCGAAATATACCTTGAATACCGTTGTTGGGATTGTCTCACTATTTACTATCTCTGGTTGTGAAAAGTTTTCAGCAACTGAAATATTATTTTGTTCATCATTTGTTAAAATTCTATTTCTAATACCCTTAGACTTAAGACAACCAGAGAAAAATGAATTAATCTCATCACTACTTAAATCTTCCATAAAGTTCATGTAGTTTGGATGGTCAACAACGATTTTCCAACTAAGTGTGCCAGTTCTTTCAGTATTGTTATAAGTATAAATTGGTTCACCTCTACCTATAAAATTATTTTTATCCCAGTTAACCGATGTTGTCTCATTGAATGTAATATCATATGGTGGAAACCACATAATTCTTCCTTTATTTCCTGTTAGTAAATCTCCTTCACCCTTTTCGGATTCCAATAATTTATCTAATTGCCCCACCCAAGCTAAGTTTTCAATCGAGAACATGAATTTTTTTATTTCTTCACCCTTGTAAGGTCCTATTCTAACGAAACCATTATCATCTAAAACTGAATTACTATACTCTTCACCATTGATTCTGGCAAAAGCATCTAAACCACTACTCTTCTGTAAGTCTCCAACTTGTGAATATCTATCATATGTTGTCCAAGTTCTACAAAATACACTACTAGGGTCCAAAGCATCTGCTGTACCGTTTAATGCGGACTCACTTAAAACCCCACTACCCTTGGACATAAACCCAGCATTTATTGCTGATTGTGTTTGTGTTGAACCATCGATACTAACCCCATGTCCAACCGTAAGGGTTCTCATGTTTTTATTTTTGAACAATTCCTGTGTTTTAAATAATAAACCTTTTTTAACTGAAAAATCAGGAATTACCCCTGGAACATCACTAACCCCAAAATTACTACTACTATACGTTAATGAATTTGAACCAGTACCAATCCAAGTAAATTTATTATCTAAAAATAAATTTTTAAATTCATCGAAATCATCATTAAACCCACCAATCAGAACACTTGAATATTTACCTAAAGCACCCGTGTTATTGAACGCATATGAAACTCCAGCATTAAGTGGTCCTTGATTAAACCCTCTTTCTGTTCTAGAGTCTTCATAATTTGGAACATACCCTATTCTCTCACCTATTAAATTTTCATTACTGTTGGAGTTTAAGTTAGCGAATAAGCTTAAAATTTGCCCTTTACCAGTATTTTGGATTACCGAGTTTGCCCTATCGATTGTACTTATATTTCCACTCTCGCTAGCAAATATTGAAGAAGACCTTGAAAGTAAGCTAACTGGTGTTTCAAAACCAAGTATTCTTTCCAATAAATCAACTGCCGTACCTAACGTACCCTTGGCTACCGTTATATTGAAATTTGGTCTAATTACACTATCACCCTTTATTAAACTTAATGGGTTTAAATTAATCTTACCTAATGATTGTTGTTGGATATTAAAGGCAACGTTATTACCTAATGATGTAGCCAAGAACCCAACACTTAGTTGACCTAACTTGGTATCGTTTATAACCCCAGCGGACGATAGAACTCGACCAGCTAATGAACTTCTAACATCAAACCCAGTATCAATTCCAGTATTTGAAAAACCAATACCGTTACCACCTAAAACACTTCCGATTATATCTAAAGCTTGTGTTGAAGGTCCACCAACATTTAAATTACCGAATTCATCTAAATACGGACCCATTTGCATTATTGGTGCACTTGAACTATTTAAATATATTGAAGCATCAACGTAGTTTGCGTCCTCAGCTTTATAAGTGTTTTGTGTTGTATTTAATTGTTGGTAAAAATTAGAGTTGTCACGAACACTAAACTCATTAGTACTACCCTTTGTTTTTATAATATCAATTGACCTGTACTGTTCATCAGTACCTTGGAATTTATTCTCAATTATATTTAAATCTTTATAAAACTCACCATTAACTTCAATATCCGTTGATGGTAAAATACTTTCTGGAGCACGGGATATTTCAACTGGTTTGGCAACCGTTTGTAAAAGTGGTAATAATCCATTGTTTTTAATAGTATCACTAATGATGTTTCTACCAAGTAGAAAATCCCTGAAATTTGGTGATAATGTGTTTATACTATTTGACATAATACTCTTTCTTTTATTATAAATATTAACGTAACCAATTTTATGTCAAAATAAATATTTTATATTAATTATAAAAAAAAAGTGATACTTTAAAGTATCACGATTTTTCCGTTTGAATAAAAAATTTAAATTTTTTTCTATATATAATATATATATTATATATTATATATTATATTACTATATATTATATATTATATAATATATATTATATTACTATATATAACAATATTACAGAAAATTTTCCACAAAGTCAAGCTTTAAATCAATTATTTTTAAAAATAATTTTTATATTGGGTTAGGATTTAGTTTTCCACCACCTATTGCCATTCTAATTTCTTCTTGTATTTTAATAGTTAATTCCCTAACAAAAGTCCTATCGTTAGCGATATCCGAACCGATTCTATTTAACCATGCAGTGTCACTATTCAATGAAATATTAATATTTAAATCATCAAATTTATGTTTAACCTCACTTGAGCCACCAGAACCACCAGTTGATATCGTTTCAGCTAGTTTTTTATTTCCGTTTACGTTAGTTCCAGCAATCATGGCATCACTACCAACCGACATAAATTTATCGTTAGGGTTAAAACTTATGATACCATCATCAACACTTTTTATTGGTTTACCACTACTACCGAAACCTATATCACCAGCTTTATCACCAACATAATCACCTAAAGCACCACCAGCTATACCACCTATAATTCCACCAATAATTGTACCAATTACTGGAACAACACTACCGATAGCAGCACCAGCAGCGGCACCACCCCAGGCACCTAAACCAGCACCACCAGCTCTAGCGGCAGTTCTAGTGGCATTTTCACCATCTCCCATACCGTTTTCACTATTTTCAGACCACTCATCATAACCAGAAAATCCAGCAGCGGTAAGTCCACCAAGCCTACTACCAATACCTTTACTGGCACTTTTAAAATTCATCCCCATCTTAGCCGACTTAGACATACCAGCACCAGTTCTACTAGTATTAAACATTCCACTACCAGAAGAACCAGTTCTACTTCCAGTTTTTCCACCACCAATACCACCCATGCCACGAACACCGCTCATAAATCCTTTAGCTAATTTTAGTCCACGTATAACCCATAAAGCTGGTTGAGCTATAAGTGTAGCTATTCCAGCAATTAATAATCCTTTTGGACTAAATATATCACCAAATGTCGTTACGGCACTTCCAACACCTTTCATAAATGTCTCTATCTTACCAAACCAATCATTATCCCTTAAATAATCAACCATTCCCTGTATCTTGGGGCCAATATCCTTGGCCAATGTTTGAGCTAATGGTAAAAATGTAGATTTCATTGTATTTTTAAAATCAGTAATGTTCTCATCAAAACTTCTAGAACCTTCAGCCCTTTCTTTTAAACCTTCATCATTCGCCTTTATATACTTTAGCGTACTATCGGTAATATCCTTTAAATTAAATTTTTCACCACCAGAAAGTACTATTTCAGCCTTACCATCTTTCATTGTAGCTAAAGATGCAATCATTTCTCTATCTTCCTTATCTGAAATTACACTTGGGATAATCGAATCGAATTTCTCCAACCTTTTTTGTGCGCCAGCCATCTCAACCAATTTATCAGTGGCGATACCCGTAATCTTGGAAATCTCCCTCATTCTATCAGCCGCTAGACCACCCTTAAGGATTGTCTCACCAGTTTCATCATTAAAGTCAACAAATTCAACCGTAGCCTTTGAAATATCCTTAGCAAAACCAGCAAAATCATTTCTAGCTTTAAACATTAATGTGAAAGGGTCACCTAGTTTTGCAAACTCACCACCCATAACTTGTAGCTGTGCAGCCATTTCAACGGCACCCTCTGGCCTAAACACCTTATCAGCTAGCCCAGATATCCCATCCATGTCTAAACGAAGCCTAGCGGCCTCATTTGCCATCATGGTAATTCCAGCAACTCCACCTTTAAAATTAAATTTTTGAGCTAATTTAAGATTTGTTTGTAAATTTTTAATTGCTTTATCTGAATTTACACCCATTTTAGCGGCTAGCTTAACCGTTTCCTCAACGTAATCGGCAGAAGCCTCAACCGATAAGTTGAATTTATCCATTTCAGCTGCCATAGCAGCAGCACCCTCGGTACCTAGGTTAGTACCTTGTGCCATTCTAGACATAGCTACTAGACCTTCTTCACTTAGTACTACGGACCTACCTATTTCTTCTGAATATGATTTTTGCATTTTAGATAAGTCTTCTGTTTGAACACCTATCATACTTGTTGACTTAGCAGCCTTATTTAAACTAAGACCAAATGCATCTGAATTAGCTTTTGAAATATTAAGACTTCTAGACGTTAACTTTATTTCTTTATCAACCTTAAAAATACCAGTATCATCTAGAGCACCAAAACCTTTTTTAATTAAGCCAGGTACTTTAGTTAAACTTTTAAGAACGGTACTCACCCCTAAATTAACCTTACTAACGTTTTTAATTATCTGAATATACTCATCATTCTGTCTATTTAATGAGGTAGTTTGTTTTACTAGTTCGTCAGAAATATTTTGTTGATTTCTTATTATTATCGCTAAATTTGCTAATCTTCTACGTTCAGCTTCGGTTAGGTTAGCACTATCACCAGCCATTTTATTGATTAAGTCCTGTTCCTCTTGTCTTAATAATAATAAATCTGCCTCAATAGCTTTTTGACCCTCTAACGCAATTTTAATATTTTCTTGAATTTCACCAATAGTAGCTATAGCCTTGGCATATTCACCAACACTTGAAGTTAACTGTTTTTGTATTTTAGCCGAAGCTGTTAGATTTTTTAAAAAATCATCATTTGAAGCCATATATTATTGTTGTTTAAATATTTTTATAACCCTATTTTCTTTAAAGTCCTTACCACTATCCGAATTTATAATTATTCTGGCTAAATATTCTTCGTTATCTTTATTTTTAATTCTATAAATAAATAGTTCCATACCACCTTTAGTTAAAATAGTTGAAAATACTCCACCATCTCTCTTGGCCCTATTTTTTGCAATATATTTAACTTCATTATTTAATTTATAAGTAACTCCATCAATTTCTTCACTAAATGAATCACCTAAAAGTTTAAAACTTATTTTATTGGGAATTTTTAAAACATCGGTAACCTGTTTATTAGATTCATTGTCACCATTATAAACTTTATCAAGAATAGATTTAGCCTTAATAAGACCTTTTGGTTCACTATTCGTAATCATATCCCATAATGTTGGTTGCTTCATAAACGCACCTCTAATCTTAGGGTTTTTTAAAATCATACTCATGGCTTCTTTATCAGTAATGGTTGCATAAGAACTAACATCCGTACTCGCATCTATATAAGATTTTTCAAAATTAATTATGTTACTGATTACTACTGGTTCTCCAACATCTACATCATCCTCATCAACTTCATTAATATCCCTATCATCTGGGTAACTTAAAAATGATATGTTAAATATTTTTTTACCATTAACTAATTTAACTGTTTTTGATGATGGTTCAAGTTCTAGGATATTATCAATTAATTTATCATATCGTTTAGCTTCTTTACCAACATTTTTTAATATTTTAATACCAATTTTATTAGGTACTTTATCAATAACCTCAAAATGTATTTTACTATTATCACTTAAGGTCAAAATGTGTTTACTACCGACCTCAATTTCGTCCAAACTAGATATTAGTGTTTTTAAATATTCGCTTTCACTTTGATTATCCTCAATATTATCATCATCCTCTACTGAATTATCGGTATTAACCTCTTCCTCTTCCTCATCACTAAGCTTAACAAAACCCTTAGGATTTTTATCCGAATCAAGTAAACTATAACCAGTTATATTTTTTACGGTTACGTTCTTCCAACTAGGTTTACCAACCTTTTCACCTTCTGGGCTATCAATCCATTTTAAATTCAATGTATCACCATCCAAATCCATGATATTGAACCTAATCAATTTATCTCTATCCTTAGAATTTGTATCAGCTGGTCTCATAAAAACACCATCGGGTAAATTATTTATAACTTCAAAGATTAAATGTTTTTCAACATTTTCCCTGTAAATTAAAATAATATCACCGATGTTAACTTTTTTAATTAAATCCTGAGTTTTATTCTCAAGTAATAAATTCTTTATAAGCCTTAGTTGAGACTCGTTAATAATTAGTTTTTTCATCTAAATTATGGTATTTACTATAAATATCTAATAAACGAAAAAAATACCTAACTTATTTAATTGTTAGGTATTTCTCCGTTTTTTAATCTTGCTTTAAGTGTTTCACCACTAACCCTACTGGTCCTACTACCCTTTGCGTTCTTATTGGTAGTATTTTCCATTTCTTGTTCCATCCTTTCAGATTTTCTAGTATTTTCATTTATCAATAATGATAAATAGGACCTCCTTTCGTAAGTAGGCATACTAAGCGTATCTTGGTATGAAAACCCTATGTGTTTGGTACAAGCATAAATCTCTTCTAATAAACTCGTTTTATAATTCCGAGTTAGGCCAAAAAAAGCTTGGGTTAATTGGAAGAAATGTAGTTATAGACCCACCCCCAGGAGTCTTGATATCGACATTTAAATCTATACCGCTTTCGATACTACTAATAAATTTCCTAAGTTTCTGAGCATCTAATGTTCTAATATTATTTGAATATTCCTTAATAAAATCTCTACTTCTATCACCGTTTACCTCAATTATATGAAAGTTTAAAATGTGGGTAGGTTCAGTATTAATAGTAACACCATTAACCTTATCCAATTCTAATAATTCACCTATTGCATCAACATCACCAACGCTTAATAGTTTAAATTTTATATCATCACCACTTAATGGCATTTTAAAATAAAATAAACCTTCCAAATCTGGTTCAGCACCTAATTTTATTGTTTTAAGAGTACTTAAATCAAAGGATGTTTCAAATGGTACATTATTTTTATCCAACATTTGTATTTGGTAATCAGTACCATAACCAGTGGCCCTAAGCCAAACCATAATAGCATTTCTATCACCAGTGTGTAAATCACTATATCTTAGTTCTGGTTCTAAAATCTTTCTATTTAATAGTATTTCCAAAAATTGCCCACTATCAACTAAGTTAGGTGACGTAAGAATATTTTCATCAGCGGTCGTTAAATACGCAACCTTGATACTTTTCTTTTTAGATGGGTATAATTTACCCTCGGACGGTAATGGGATTACATCAAATGCTTGATTCATTTGGGGTTGGCTCATTATTTCAATATCACTAAGTTCTGGTGCTTTAGTAACTTGTGGGTAATTAACCGTTGGCTCTATCATTTGTTGATTACTAGAATTTTGATTTGATTGGTGAGCATTTTTTTCTTCCATTTGTATTAGTCTTGTTTTTTCGGTTTCCCTAGCTATTTCCTCACTTTTAGCTAAATTTTCAGACCTAAGTTTAATTTGTTCCTCGGTTCTTCTTTTCATTTTATTAGCCGCAAGTTCCTCTGCACTAGAAATTTGACTTGGAAATTCCATATTATCTGTGTTTTTTGTTTGAAAAACATCTGGTTTTTTATCACTCATAATTAAAACTATTTTTAAAATTTTATTATTCTTAATCTACTAAATAAATATAATAAGTAAAGTTTTATTTGCATAAGTGTTTTTTATTTATTATATTTGCGTAAATTAATAAAAATTTTATAACGGTATGATTTTCTTAGGGGATACTCACGGTAACGATGCTTTTATCCAATGGACAATAAAGCAAAAAAAAATAACTAACGAACATATAATACATGTTGGTGATTATGGTGTTGGGTTTACTAGAACAAGTAACGAAATAAAAAAATTAGAATTCTTCAACGAATTTCTAAAGGAAAGGGATATAACCCTACACGTTATCAGGGGTAATCATGACGACCCTAAATTTTTTAAGGGTGACTATCTATTATCCAATTTAAAACTACACCCCGATTATACCGTTTTGGAAATAGAGAATAAAAAAATACTTGGTATAGGTGGTGCCATTAGTATAGATAGGGTCCCTAGAAGACTTGAAACTAACTCGCATTGGGAAGATGAATTATTTGTTTTAAATGAGGATTTCTTAAAAGAAGTTAGGGGTATTGATATTTTGGTTACACATACCACCCCTAGTTTTATACCACCGATTAATGTTCCAGGTAAAACACCTGAAATTATTAATAGATTTGCTACATATGATGATAAATTAATGGATGATTTAATATTGGAAAGAGAATTGTTATCGACAGCTTTTAATATAATTAATGAAAATAACAATATTACCCATCATTTTTATGGTCATTTTCACCAAAATATAAGGACTCTTAGATTTAATTGTCAACATATTTGTTTAAATATTGGGGAATTCTTTCCGTTAATCAATTATACCGATTATGAAAAAGAATTAAATAAAAAGTATGGTAAATAAAAAACCCTAGGAATTCCTAGGGTTTTAATATATATTGCATTGTTCCGCAATCATGAATCCTTAAATAACCAGCCTCTAACATAATCTCACGCTCAGTTTTACCCTCAATATTATAACCCATATCATTTAACTTTCCTTTTCTAAAATTAAATCTATGATATCTTTTTAATCCTTTAACATACCAGTAATTTGGTTTATTTATATTCATTTTAATAAAATTAAGTTTATTATAAAGACCCCCATCACTCCATCTTCTATCAGCATAACTTCTTATTTCATTTGGATTATAGGTTTTTATAAAATGTTTTAATAATTTACCAGCACCCCCAACAACACTAGTGTTAAGTTTATTGACAAACCTGGTTAATTCATAACCATCGAACTTAGCACCAATACCTAATCTTGGGGTGGTAAATAACATAGCTGAAATTAACTCATCATTATAATATAAACCTAATTTATATTTCGAGTTAGTATACCCCTGTAAGTGATTCATATCAAAAAATAACCTACACTCTTTAGTTGGTATTTCACGAACCACACATTTACGACCAAAAACCTTAATGTTAGTTAACCCTAATATATTCTTCAATCTACTCTCAACAATTTCTCGTTTATCTAACCATTCATCTTCAAAAATATGAATTAACTGAATTCCTAGTTTTTCACATTCTATTGTTTTATCTAAATGATAGTTATTATCTTTATGTAATTCAGAATGCCAATATAACCCATTATACTCAATAGCGACATTAAGAGACGGAATATAAATATCCAATTCTTTACCATTTAGAATTAACCTATTATTTTTTTCAAAATAGATACCCAATGTAGTTATAAAATCAGATACTTCATTTTCACTTTTATCATATTTTTTACCACATTCATTACAACCCATAAAATTAATTGGATTTATATGATTATATGCTGATTGTTTAAATTCACCATGCTCTGGGCAAATTATTATTATTTTAGATTTTGGTGATTTATAAACAACTTTCGAATAATCATATTTATTACCATGTATTTTAATGGCCCTAATAATAAATTCCTCAGTAGTAATCCTATTACTGGCTATCTTTTTAGGTGAACACCCCAAACATATTTTTTTACTATCCAGTATTAAATTAGGCTTTCTCTCAAATCTACCATGTATTGGGCATGTAATAATTACTTTAGACTTACCATGTATATAATTAACTTCTGAAAAATCATAATCATTATTTGGGAGCTCAGAATTTAATCTATCAATAAAAGATTCAGTATTTTCTTTAAGATTATTTTCAGATTGTTTAGACCTATAACACTTAACACACCCACGACCATTCTTATGGTCATCGGCAGTTTGTTCAAACTTACCATGTCTTGGGCAAATTATATTAATATTATTTTTAATTTTAGTATAATTAACTAATGAATAATCATAATAATCACCATGAACATTTTTACATTGTTCAATAAAGTCATCTTGACTTAACCTACGTTTATTAGCCCTCACAATTAAAGCACATTCATTACACCCAAAACCATTTTTGTGACTATATAATAATTGTTCAAAATCACCATGTTCTGGACAACCTATAACAACCTTAGTTTTAGCATTAACGTAAGTCACCTTGGAATAATTATATTTATTCTTATGAACTTCTTTACATTCTAATAATATCTCTTTTATATTCATAACACAAATATAAAGAAAAAAGTCCGTTTAAACAATGTTTAAACGGACTTTTTTATGATATTACTTATGTTTTATGATTCGATACTCTGATATTACTTATGTTTTATGATTCGATAAAACGTAAGTAACTTATTATAAGTGTGTTAAGTTAGAACAAAAGTATTGCTCGGTCAAACCTTAGGTCGGCTGTAATGTCGGCTATACTGTCATCATCCATAGATAAATCACCAAAATTAACTGTTGTTAACATAGTACCTTGAAGTACCCATTTTTCAACAACAACCCCAGTTGGGTCAAGCATTTCCAATTCAACATCTTTTTTATACCCAGCGGCATAACCTTGTCTACCAGTGATACTTTCAGATTGTAAACGTACCCATTCCATAATAGCTTGGGTAGCCGAAGGCCCAATAGGGTCTCTAAAGGTTACCGTTATCGGTTCCCACGTAAATCTACCTATTACCCAAGTAGATGTATTTAAGAAAGGTATCTCAACATCACTTTGATTAATAGATGGTCTTGATGCCGATGCTAACCACCATTCCTGTATTCCTAAATCAGCTGGAAACCTTAGTAACCATCTATTTTTCCTTTTAGGCTCGTATGGTACGGGCATTTTCATTAGTAAGTCTGCCATAATTTTTTATTTTAATTTGATTTATTTATTTATTTTAATTATCTTTACAATATATTAGTATATTGATGTTTACAATAAATATATAGAAAAAAATAAAAAATGAATAATACTAAAAATAAAAGTAAAAAATTTTTATTGAAATCATTTAATAAATTTGGGGATAAATTTGATTTTTCTAAAATGGATTATACTCGGAGTGATAAAAAAATTAAAATAATATGTAAAACCCATAATATTTTATTTGAACAACTACCATCTGACCATTTAAGAGGTCGTTTGGGTTGTTCTTTATGTAGTAAATCACCAAAATATGATACTAATTTATTTATTAAAAAATCATTATTAATACATGGTGTTAAGTATGATTATGGGTTGGTCGATTATAAGGGTATTAAAACTAAAGTTATTATCGGATGTCCAGAACATGGTGATTTTGAACAATCCCCAGGTAATCACTTAAGTGGACAAGGTTGTCCTAAATGTGGGGTAATAAATACTAGTGATAAAAAAAAGTATACAACTGATTTATTTATTAAAAAATCAATAATAGTTCATGGAGATAAATATGATTATTTAAAAGTTGAATATATTGATAGTGTCAATAAGGTTATTATTGGATGTCCAAAGCATGGTGATTTTGAACAATCTCCAAGTAAGCATTTAAGCGGTAAGGGCTGTAATAAATGTGGGGTTGAAAGAACTAAAAAAGTTTTAACATTAGATATTGGTGATTTTATTTATAAGAGTAATATTGTTCATAGTTTTAAGTATGATTATTCAACAACATTTTATAATGGGAGTCATAATAAAATTATCATTATTTGTCCAGAGCATGGTGAATTTGAGCAATTACCATATGACCATTTGAGTGGTCATGGGTGTGTAAAATGTACGTCTTCAGTATCTAGTGTTGAAAAATATATAAATGATTTTATAATAAATGAATTAAATATAATGACGATTCAATCATCTAGGTCAATAATAGAACCACAACAATTGGATATTTATATTCCATCACATAACTTAGCCATTGAGTATAATGGGTTATATTGGCATTCTGAAAAATTTATATATAATAATTATCATTTAGATAAAACACTGGGGTGTGAAAACAAGGGAATTCGTCTTATTCATATTTTTGAAGATGAGTGGTTAAATAAGGAATATATTGTCAAGAGTAGATTAAAGAATATTTTAGGTTTAACTAATGATAAAATTTATGCTAGGCAATGTAATATAAAATATATCACAAAAAGTGATAAGGATATTTTTTTAAATAAAACCCATTTACAGGGTAGTGTTAAAAGTAGTGTTAATTTAGGGCTTTATTATAATGATGAATTGGTTTCAGTTATGACATTTAATAAACCAAGACTAGGTATAGGTGCTAAGTTCGATGGTTATGAATTAAGTAGGTTTGCTAATAAACTGGATACTAATGTTATTGGTGGGGCATCTAGGCTCTTAAAACACTTTATAAACGCTTATAATCCAAATGAAATAAGGAGTTATGCTGATAGAAGATGGAGTGATGGTGGTCTTTATAATACCCTTGGTTTTGATGAGGTTAAAACTAATAAACCAAATTATTGGTATATTGTAGGTAAAGCTAGAAAACATAGATTTAATTTTAGAAAAAGTAAATTAAGTGATGATGGATTTGATACGGAAAACTTAACTGAACATGAAATAATGCTTAATAGAAAAATTTATAGAATATATGATTGTGGAACAATTACATATAAAAAAACCCTATGAGAAATCATAGGGTTTTTTTATAGGGTTTTTTTACTATTATATATCGTCAAAACTTGCACCAGTGTTTAAGATGTTAAACTCAACACATATGAACTCTAAGGCTCTAGTTGGTTTAAGGTAAATCTTACCACAAAGTTCATTTCTATCGATAGATTCAGGACTACTATCCAATACTACTCTAAAGTCCGTTAAACCTCTTTCAGCTCTAATGTTATCCAATATTGGGTTAACAAGAGATAAGAATTGATTTCTAACAATATCATCGTTTTGTTCGAATAATAATCTAATCGAAACGGCTGATATAAGTTTTCTAGCTTGTAATAATAATCTTCTAACATTTATTCTATTAAGTGCCGTATCTTTAACTTGTAATGTTTTATTACCCCAGATTTTAATACCTTCTGTTGCGAAAGTTGTAATCGGGTTAATTCTACCATCATAAAGTACGTCCCTATCGGTTTGAGTTAATTTCCTTCTAGCTTTAATTGCGCTAACATCACCTCTTTGTACACCAGCAACAGAGAACCATGGAAATGATATGTTGTCAGTTAAAGCGATGTTTCTTACAACATCTCTAGTAGGTGGCATATAAATGAAAACGTTATTTTCGCTATCATTTACTTGTACCCAAGGCCAGTAAGTTGCAGTATAACTACTATCAAATTGACCATCAAGGTTATTAACAACATCTTCTGGAGTTAATATTTCACCATTTGCGGTATCGGGAGTTGTTACAATATAAATTGAATCAGCTCTATTTTGTTCGACCATTTCAATAGTTTCCTCAACTAAGTTTGTGTTATCGAATGAGTCAATACCTGGAGTTGTTAACACGTTAATGTTTACGGCATCTGGGTTATTAAACGTCCATATACCTTCTAAGTAAGCGTAGTAATCCGAGTTTATACCTATATCACCATTACTTAAAGCGATATTTTTGAAAGCTGGGTTTGAACCACTAGCTCCAGCAATACCTTTTGCACCGTTAACAACATAAGAATCTAAATTAGTTCTTCTTGTTCTATATGTATCCCACCCATCAAAACCACCGTAAGGTGCGAATGTGAATTTACGTGCAAAAATCTTTTCGTAAGGTCCGTTTTGAACATCGGCCTCATTTCTGAATTCATCGTCACCCACTTCAAAACCGAATGTGGTAGTGTTAACACCGTTATTATCTACTGTAGCACCACTTGCATCAATATCCATGTGGAAACCTTTAGTGTAGTTAATATCGGCAACAGGGTCGTTTGCAGCACCTTTAAAGGTAAAGAAATCTTTATCAATCCCAACCGTATTAGATAATCCTAAATAGAATTTTCTTTTATTTTGGAAAGTACCATAAGTTTTATTATATTCAATAGTTGGTGAATTAACACTAGTATTTGAATTATCTTGGTAATCCCTAATTGGGAAACCTAAGAAACCAGCTGGAAATGCATCCGAAGTATTTGATTCCTCATTTAACTCCACAAGTATAAAATTAGATTTAGAGGCAAAATCACCATCTAATGTACCAACTTTTTTAGCTATGTAATTATTTGATGTTGGGTCCATAGTACATCTTGTGAATACTTCTAGTACCGCTGGTCTAGCATCTGTATCGGCATAACTTCTAACTTCGATATCGAACTCCCTAGTATTAAGGTTTATATTCTTAATTGAAATTTTAAATTGCTCATTAGCTGTATTACCATCTGATATGGTCCAAAGTCTGAATAATCTTAATAGACTTGTACCACGTAGTTCAGAAACAACCCATGGGGTTACCGCTGGTTGATATTGTTGTTTATAGTCATCGAATACTCTATTGTATTTAATTGTACCATCAATTTTAATACCCCTAACTTTATTACTGGTAACTAAATCCTCGAACATATTTTCGAATATTTCCTCAACGAATATAGCAGTTGTACCATCTTGTGTACTTTTACCTAATACCTTAGTAATATAATTTTTCTTAGTTCCGTCTAATGATAATGAATAATTAAATGGTCCACTTTTAGTTGAAGTACCGTTTAGGGTAAAGTTACCCTTGGCATCACTTGCAGCATCGATTACAGTTGTCCCGAAATCAACACCAGTTTGCCCAGTTACCTCAAAATTAAGGTTTTCGTTAGCATCATAAGTACCTCTACTTCTAAGTAAAGCCACCACTTTATTTTCAACATCCGCATAAGATTCAGCAGAAAATTCAGAAGTAAGACCAGTGGTTGAACCAGTGGTTGAACCACTCAAACCTGAACCAACGGTAACCACTTCTAAATTAAATTCAGAACCTTGAAAATCGGAACCGACTTTTTGATATACCGTAGATATGTTAGCTGTGTCGCCTGTACCAGCTTGTGCTAAAAATGATAATTCTTCATCTAATAATCCACCATCCCATAATTCTTGTATCCTTACATTATCCGATTGGACAACTAAAGTATTACCAGTGGTTACGGTATAATTTATATTAAATGGCAATGCTGAAGCTGTTTCTACAACAGTTCCTGGGTCTAGTGCGCCATCAAGAGCTATACCCCAAGATAAACCAGCATCATAACCAGAAAAACCAAGAATTCTAGTTACGAATAATTGATTGGCCTGAGATAGATATGATTTAGCTATATAAGGTAGTTCATATTTTGGGGCACCAGTATCTTTAATTTTTGTAGCATTTTGTCCACCAAAAAATGAGGTAAACTCATCATAGTTACTAACGAAAATTGGTTGAAACGCTGGACCTTGAGTTGTTTCTCCAACAACACCTAAGGTTGTTACACCAACTTGACGTGTAACAAAGGTTAAGTCTCTTTCTGATGTGAATACACCTGGACTCACAAATACTTTATCTGCCATTATTTACTTTTTTTTTAAAATTATTATTTTGTAATGTTTTATTATAAATATGTAAAATTAAACCAAAAGTTTTTATGATGTATGTAATACATCATATTTATTTTTTTTAGTGTGTTTTTTATCATACTTTTATCATACTTATAGATAAATGCCAATGAAACGTACAAAAAATATTAAAATAACGCCAACAACACATATTATATTAAAACAGTATTGTGAAGAAAATGGTTTAAAAATGTTTGCATTTGTTGAAAAAATAATAAAAGAAACATGTAAAAAACCACAAGACATTTATGGTGAATGATTAATCTTTATTTTTTTTTGTTATTAATTTCGGTGTCAATTTCGGTCATAACCAATGCCCTATTGATGGCTGGAATAACCTCAAAGTCATCTTCATCTAAAATATAACCCTCTAATTTTATTTCATATGGTTGTACATAAAATCTTCTATTTTCAAAATCATCAATATTACTTTCATCACCTATACTTTGTAATAGTAAAGGCATTGGGTGACCATTAATTCTAATATAATGTTGAATCGAATTAAATGTTTTTTGTATCTTAATGTTAAATTTATTTAAATCCCTCATTCTAGTACAAAAAATCCTAACATCATATGTAATATCAACAGATGTTGGTTGAGGTATCTTATAAACGTCTATACCCTCCCTACCACCTTCAAATGTCGGAACCTTCATATATGTATAAGTTCTCCTACCTGGAATGTTAAAAAGACCAGCCTGGTTATTACCCACCTGTGGATTTGGTTTTCTAACTATTGTAATAAAAGGCATCTTAATATTTTTATATTTATCCGAATGCTGCCATGTCTTACTAAACTCGGACCATCTTTGTAACGTTAAAAATATTACTGGCACTTTCTCACCTTCAACGGTTAGGGTCATATCCTTATCGATGAATTCAATAAATGACTTATCCATATCCTCATACATAACCCCTCTAGGTAAAAATGTATCTTTATCGGCTATATCATCCAATATTTCCTGTCTTCTCTCGAAACCGACCTTATCCTTGACTAACTTTATATTTTTTCTAAATCCTTTTGGAAGTGCACACATAATTAAAATCCTTTAAATTCATCGTTATCTATTGGCGCACAGACTACCGTTCTAAATGCACCCTTATACCCCATAATAGTATGTGTGTTATCATAATTTTTAATACCGTCATTTACAACACTAAAAAATCTTGTTTCAGTTTCGGTTACGGGATACCCTATATAATCACCATAATTTAAAGTAATATCCAATTCAGCTAATTGAGCCTCATATATTCCGAAAGTTAATTGACCATCTTGAAGATATCTTAAATGACCACTACTATATGTTTTATTTTCAGGTGGACCCATAATAGGAACGACCCTTAGTTCATTTGGTGGGAAAAATTTAATATCATCCCTTTTGGCCTCACCATATACATCATCGGATGCGGTCATTTGTCTATCGACCCTATATAGTATCAATACAAAATTACCGTCACCTTCAATTGCCTCCCTCCCAAAAGATATTTCTAAGTCAAAATCCTCTCGTGAAAAAAACTTATTAATACGGTTTATCGGGTTTATTTTAGGTGTTGCCATAGTTTTTTAGATAAATATTTGAAAAATAAGAATAACTCCCCTACTATTGATTTTTTATTATTAATTAAGTATATTTACTAATAATAAGTAGTTTTTAAAGATAAATAATTTGATTAATTTAGAAAATATAAGAGGGCGTTCAGCAATTTCGTTATTACAAAAATACGAAGGTAAAAACCCCTATATAAAAAGGTTTAAACATACCTACGAAACTTATAAAAAAATTAACCTAACAGAGGGTCAAATAAAATATATCGTGGATAACCATGATAGGGAACCCATGTTTATAAATAAGGTGGTTGAAATAACCGAGTGGTTAGGTAAGGAACTACAAACTCAGGAAAATTTGAAATTCGTACCCAAAAAAATACAGATTCTTTATATCTTGGCCGATGCTGAAAAAACTTATCACATATACGGTAAAGTAAAACAAAACCAAGAAAAGCCAAAGATGTATTTTATCCCAAAAACACAAGTATTGGAGGACCCATATTTTAACCAAATAGATGTTGATGTGGATTTTGATAAATATCAGAAGCTGGATACCTTCGAACTTAAGGACGGCACAATAGGTAGAACCCCATACCAACACCAAATAGATGGCGTTAAATTCCTTTTAACTAGAGATGGTTGCATATTAGCTGATATTATGGGGGCTGGTAAGAGTTATCAATCAATTATTGCGGCACTTGAGTCAGGTGCTAAAAAAATATTAATAGTTTGTCCATCTTCACTTAAAATAAATTGGGAAAGAGAAATCCATTATTTCCAATGTTTTGATACAACCATAGTTAGTGGTAGAAAGTGGTCCGAAGCTAAATTTACAATTATAAACTATGATATTTTAAAAAACTTTCACGCTTTACCTAGTAAAGATTTAAAAAAAGAACAAATATTGGATAGACATCAAAAGTTAATTTCAGCTAATTTTGATTTATGTATAATTGATGAAGCCCATAAGTTAAAAAATAAGGATAGTAATCGTGGTAAAATTATGTCTGAAGTTTGTGCAAAAATTCCAAAAGTTTGGTTATTAAGTGGAACTCCAGTCGCCAATAGGCCAATGGATTTTTATAATTTATTAAAGTTGATTAAATCTCCATTAACTAAAAACTGGAAATTTTTTGCCGAAAGATATTGTGAAGGTAGACAAATAACTACAACACTTAAAAATAAACAAAAGAAAAGAATATGGTTAACCAATGGGGCCTCTAACTTAGACGAATTAAATGCTAAATGTAGAAACACAATACTTAGACGTTTAAAGAGTGATATTGCTGATATGCCAGAAAAAAATGTAATCCCTATGGTTTATGAAATGTCTGACAACCAAATCAAAAATTATAAAAATTTATGGGAAGAATATCTTATAGAACGAATTGAAAAAAATAAAAAGGGTACCCCAGAAAAAGAATTAGTTGAATTGGGTTTACTTAGAAAATTCGTTGCAATGGAAATGATACCCGAAACTATTAAACTAGTTGAAGAAATTATTGAGTCTGGAGATAAAGTTATAATATTTACAAATTTCACTGATGAGATTAAAACTTTATATAATTATTTTGGTAAAAAATCAGTAATTCATTATGGTGAAATGTCTGATAATGATAAACAAATTTCGATTGATAAATTTCAAAAAGATAATAAAATAAAGGTGTTCATTGGTAATATAATATCAGCTGGGGTTGGTATAACCTTAACTGAATCCAATTATGTTATTTTTAATTCATTTAGTTGGGTTCCTGGAGATAATGAACAAGGGGAAGATAGGTGTATTTTTGGTGGTCAAAATATATTAACTAGTGAGGGTTATAAAAAGATAGAAGCAATTGAAGTTGGAGATTATGTTTATACTCATAAAGGTAATTTTAAGTTAGTAAATGATAAACATTCTCATTTAGAGCGTAAGAAATTACGTATTGATATTGACGCTTTTGGATGTAACCAATTATTATCAACAACTGATGACCATAAAATTTATATTTATGATGAAGAAGATAGTAATTTTAAATGGGTTAAATCTGGTGAAATTAATATCAAAACTCAAAAATTAACCTTCCCGATTAATGAATGTCCTAAAAAACCAAAAAAATATATTAAATTAGTCAATTATACGAATAGTAATTTTAAAAATCAATTTGATGTCACACAAAATAATGGACGTTTAAAAATTCTAAAAGAAAAAGTTTACCTATCAAATGATTTATTATACGCTTTTGGGTTTTATGTTGCTGACGGTTATTCTAGTGTTGATGGTGGTAAAGGTTATATAATTGGGGTTGGTCAAAAAATAGATAATAAAAAAATGTATGATGCCTCTGAATATATAATTAAAATATTTAAAGAATCATTTAATATTAATAAACATAGTTCTTACGTAGATAAAAATAATACGAAAACATGTACGATACATTCTAAAAATTTAGCTTTAAATTTTAAAAATTGGTTTGGTGATAATGTATATAGTAAACAATTTCCAGAATGGGTTGATGAATTAAATGAGGAACAATTAAGTAGTTTATTAGATGGTTATTATCATGGTGATGGTTATAGACGAAAAAACACACAACAAGCGGTTACAGCGTCTAAAAAATTAATCTCTCAATTAATCAGATATAACGCCAATTTAAATCTCCCAATAAGTTTTAGAGAAATAAATGAAACAGAATTTACAATAGAGTATACAGTAAATAATAATTTAAAAAATCGAATAACAAAAAGGGGTAATTTCATTACTTACCCAATTAAAAAGTTAATTAAGAGTCACCCAAAAAGGGGTTATGAAAGAGTTTATGATTTAACAGTTGAAGATGACCACTCATTTGTTGTTGGTAACTATGTGGTTCATAATTGCCATCGAATTGGTCAAATTAATAATGTTACAATATACTACCAATTATTCAAGGATACTATTTCGGTTAATATGTGGAATGTTTTAAATAATAAAAAATCTAATATTGATAAGATTGTGGGGGATGAAAATGTAACACCAGAATATATTAGTTATGAAATTATAAAACAAAATACAAGTAATGAGTAAAGTTAGATTATACGGTTTTAAAGAATGCCCTTACTGTGATGAGCTAAGGGCATTATATAGTGAGAATAGTGTTCAATATGATTATGTTGACATAAACCTTGAAAAATATAAAGACGAAGTTAAAAAAGTCATGGAATTAGGTAACACCGATGCGGTGCCAATCATATTGGTAAACAATAGCGTTATACTATCACCAGAGGTTAGTTTTGGTACAATTAAAGATGCTTACTTATTAACAATTAAATTCTTATCCCAATAAATTAAATATTACCTTTATTTTTAGTATTTATTAATAAAATACATTATGGCAGTAAGTACTGAAGATAAGGAAAGGATTTTTCAACAATTTCGTGTATCAATGGGTGCACCTATCCGTCAGATTGAATTAACGGATGAAATGTTGTGTGTTTTATTAGGTATAGCTATTGAAGATTACGCTCAATACGTACAAGAGTGGCTAGTTGAACACCAATGGCAATCACTATTAGGCAAAAATATAGATACGACCGACATGGCCTTTGCATTAAGTGTTAGGGATTTTGATTTCGTAACACAATACACATATGCATATTCAAAACAGGTCGGACTACAACAAAGAGGACCATGGGAACTTAAAAAAGATTATGTAACCATTGAATCTGGTAGACAAGTTTATCAGATACCAGCTGGTAGAGAAATAAATGAAGTTCTATGGGTTACACCTCCAACTACACAAATGGCGTTATTCGCAAACTATGCTGGTATAGATTACGGTTTCGGTGGTGGATTTGGACAAATAGGGTCTGGTTCTGGTTCTGGTGGGTATGGTGCTGGTGGTTCTGGTGGGTATTATTCCACCCCAGCCTATGACACGTTACTTATGGCAGCGGATATGAACCTAAAAAATAGGTTACTTAGAAGTGAATTGGTACATAAAATAACAGCTGGCCCAAATGGAACTAGATTATTACACCTTCTTAGTACTCCTGGCTCTAAATTATCTTTTAATGGTACAGCACCAGGTGGTAGTGGTGGAGCCGTAGGTGGCTCACTAAACCTTACTGGTTGTCAAGTGTGGTATCATTATTACGACACCACATCTGAAAATGTTGACGATTGTAGAAAAGATAATCCAGATATTATAAAATTACCTAATGAAGTTCCATTATCAAAATTAGATTATGCGGATTTCAATGAACCAACAAAAACATTGGTCAGAAGTTTATTTATTGCCGAGGCGAAAAGAACGCTGGGTAGGACTAGAGGTAAGTTCGGTGGTATAGTAGGTCCACCAGAAGCCGAAAGAACAATGGATTATGAATCCCTATTAGCGGAAGGTAATGATGAGAGAACAAATTTACTTGAACGACTTGATGCCAGACTTGAAAGGTTATCAAGTACTAAACAAATGGAAAGGGCAGCCGATGAAGCTGAAAACCTAAATAGACAATTAAAATATAGACCACTAGGTTTATATGTAAAATAAAAAAGACCCACTTAATTGTGGGTCTTTTGTTTATTAGAAATTCCATTCTTCATCATCTTCCAGTTCTTCGACTATATCTTCTTCCTCAATAGGTGTTTTTAATACTAAATTCTTATCCCCTACTTTTGAGTTTTTAATTTCTGTTAAAACTTTTTGTTTTATTTTTTCCAGTTCATAGGCATCTTCAAGTGTAATGGAACCAGTTTTATTATAATCCCAATCATCCATTACCCATTGATTATCCGAACCTTTTTCCCATTTATGATTAATAAGGTAATCTTCGATTTCCTTAATATATTCATTGTTAATAATTACGGCATCAACTTCAATATTCGATATTTCATTTGTTATTGAAGTTATATCCTCGACCGTACTACCACTATTTACAACCTCTTGGTAATCCAACCAAGATTGATATAGGTCAACATCACTATGTTCGATTGTGTTATAATAAATTCTTCTCTCCTCTGCTTCTTTTTTAAATTTAAATAAATCCTCAAAAGAACCTATAACGAAATTATTTTTATTTGAAACAATATCCAGTGAAGAATCTTCGTTTAGGTGTATACTTCCCAATAGTCTTAATTCCCCGTAAAGTTCACCATGTTCAACTATTTCATTTATTTCATGTATCTCTAAACGTTGTATAATTTCATGGAATAAATTTTTCTCATAACTAATTGAATCATTTATTTCTTGCTCAGACCTAATCTTCCAATCCAACTTAATATTATCCCATTCGTCCTGTTCCATATTATTTGGCAACTTATTAACCCTAGACCAAAACGCTATTTCTTTATCTTCCATTCTCATAAGGGCCTCATAAGTATCTTGGTCAGATTCATTAAATGGTTTTCCAGCTATTAACTTACATTGTTTTTCTGTAAATACACTTTTTTCCTTTAATTTAACAACCTTAGTCTTCCTATCTTTATATACATCTATTATAATATCATGTCTAATCTCTTCATCAAAACAAACTAAAAGTGGTTTAATTCTTTTATTGAATGCATCTAAATATTTAGCTACATTATATTCATCTGTAGTTAAATTAGGGTCATTTTCTAATTGGTCCTGTGGAATATGTTTACAGTTTAATTGTATCTCTACCTTACCAGTTTCCTTATCTGTTATTTTTTTAACATCCGAATGTGATTTTGCGGAACCAGTATTTACATAATAAATTACATCACCTAAATCCACATTAATTTCTTCATGTAGTATTAACTCCATGTGTGCCTGTCTAGCTTTAACCCTACCAGCCTTTGTCTTTTGTTTACAATAAACGTTCTTATAATTATCTGGGGTTATTTTAACCTTAGATTTACTAGCTATTTTAGCTACTGGAATTTTGTAATTGAATATGTTATCAACGGTTTTATAATAATGGTCTATAAAATCATAACCATTTCCATCCAATAACATTCTAATTCCCTTATCAAGAAATTCCTCTATATAAACTGGCATTGCCTTGGATTTAATACTATTTCCGACTAATTTAATTTTACTACCTATATCATTTGCATAATTCTTTCTTGCAAAGTTTATAGTTGAATTACATATATCATCAACATCTAGACCCATACGCCCTATCATATACGTTTCATTAAATTCGGCTAGGACCGCCTCTAAGCCACTTAATTCCGTTCCAGCTTCATACATATTGGTTTTCCAATGAGTACCATTACAAACGTACCTAATGTCATCTACATTGTCTGGTATAGCAAAGTTGGCCCCATCCGTATCCATTACCAAAGCTCTAAAACCGTATTTCTCGGTAAAGAATTTAACCATTAACCTTAAATACTGTCTACCACGACATGTTGTTTCTTCGGCACTATCGGTATCACCCCAATTAAATATATATGGTGCACCATAGGCCCCAAAGAACGAGTTGGCTAATATCTTAAGTGGTAATTGTTTTTTATCATAATCGGATGCTAATTTACTTTCATCCGTAATCATCCCGTTGGCCTTATCAATTCTTTCCTTTGATAATTTATCAATATTCTTTTCTAATAAATCTCTTAATTCTTTAGTTTTATTTTTATGTGTACCAGTTAAAAATTTAAATTTATCCCTTGTATCAACAATATAAGTTAATAAACCTTCCATAACACCTGATATATCCAAACTTGGGAATATACTATGGGTTAATTGTGTTTTAGGATATAGTGCGGCAAAATCCAGTTTAATTACATTTCTAGCATAACCAACCTCCAATAACCTGGATAACCCACCCACAAATGGTTTTTTTTCGTCAAGTGATGGAATAGCTAAACCATTTTCATATGACCAAGCCGCCATAATCAATTTCCATTGACCAGCCGTACCCATTGTAGAACTACGCATATATGTTGTTGGTAATAATTTAGCGATTAGATAAGCTGCTTGATTATATATTCCATCGATTTGTTCGGTTTCCCAAAGGTCATCTAATAAATAACGCTGTACAATATAATCACCCTTAACCTCTTGTGAGTTTTCGGGTAATGACATACCCTCTTTAAGTTTACCCCAAGAACCATCTAAATCATTAAACCAATATGGGTTAGGGTCTGACCAGGTTTTATATAAAATATCGCCAGGTATATAAACCCTATTCACCTTAGCTACATCCGAAAATTGTGTAATGTATTTTAAGTTCCATTTTTTAATGCTTGAATTTATTGCCTGTGCTCTTCTAACGGAGTGTGATATGTCTAAAATATTATAACCCCACATATATGTTTGCTTATAATTTTCAGACTCACCACCTAATTTAAGCATGGAATCTTTTCTCCTGAATTTAGTATTAGGGTCAAGAGTAATTGCTATCTCACCTAAATCAAGATTTAACCTATCACACCTTTTTTCAAAATAATCCCAGTCAAAATTTTCGGAGTTATAACCAGTTATAATATCTGGTCTTATATCGTCTATGATTCTAAAGAATTCTTTTATTACGAAACGTTCGGAATCTCTCTTTTCTTTTGGGGTATCACCCTTAACCTCTAAGACATATTCAAAACCTCGGTTATCCTTAATACCTATTTGAAATATTGGTTGCGTTCTAGCATCAAGACCTTCTGTCTCTAAATCGAATTGTAATCTATGTGTATCGTTATAGTCTTCAATACCCTTAAATAATCTCTTTTTGGTTTGAATTAAATATTGTTCGGCTGGTGAAAAGGTTACAAAGTATTTTCTAAAGTCCTGATTAAATAAATCAACACCACCATTTTTGAAAAAGTTTATTAATTTAGAGTAACTACCATTCTTACACTCGACCAAATAAATGTAACCATCCTTAAGTCTATCAGGAATCTCACCATCGGCATTTGAATCAATCTGTTTTTTTACCTTAATACCAGACTCCCTCATAGCATTCTTTATCCTTGAACGCTTACCCTCATATATCATATCGAAAACATCCTGTTTAACCCAAAGAAATGGGGTATAACTATGTTTCTCTATTGTCTTTTCGGGTTTATCTGGGTCATTGATTATTAAATAAACAAAGTCCTCGTAATATGTGGCCTCTACACCCACAATATATTTTTGTGGGTCACCACCTTCTAGGAAGTTAATAATTAAATCTGAATCTACACTGTTCTTAGGCATATACTTATATTTTAAACAAATAAAGTAAATTTATTCTACATAATCAAGTGAAAACCAAAAGTAAGGGTTTTAATCATTTTATAAAATGATTAACAAATTTAGTCAAAATATTTTTAAGATACAAGTAATTTTAAAATAAATTTATTTTTTAATCCCTTGGTCAAGTACATTTATTAGTAATGTTTCTCTAATTGGAACAATCAATGTACCAGAACCATCTAAAAATTCTATCGTAAATTCACCTATATAGGTTCCAGATGTTGATGTATCTTTTTTCGAAAACTGATAACTTATATAATATTCTTCATAATTACAACCGTTATATTCATTTTTAAGTATAAGTGTGGCATTTTTTCTACCTATTTTTTTTACACCAGTAACTATATCGGACATACAGAACGTAATATTACTATTTTGTAACTTATCGTTAAATTCTTTATAGGTATATCTACCGTCCTTAACTAATTCCATTACCAAACGTGGTAATGTAGCATTTTTATTTATATTAAAATTCATTTAATAAAATTTTTATTTAACTTTTAATTAACTGTAAATAAAATTTAATAACTTTTATTTGCAATATTATTTATTTTTTTATAATCTTGTAAACATATAACATATAATATTAATTTTATGTATTTTTATCCTAACGCAATCCCTATTACATAATCTAAATTAGTACTTGTATAGCTATCCAGTTCAGTTAAATTATTAGGGTTGCTAATATCTATACTAGTTATACTATCAGATGTTGATGATACTACATAAGCCAAATTATTAGTTAAGTCTAACTCAAGACCAAATGCACCACCTAAATTAGTACTTGTATAGCTATCCAGTTCAGTTAAATTATTAGGGTTGCTAATATTTATACTAGTTATACTATTAGATAGTTCTGAAGTGACATAGGCTACATTATTAGCTAAGTCTAATTTAATACCTAATGCACCATCTAAATTAGTACTTGTATAAGTATCAAGTTCAATTAAATTATTAGGGTTGCTAATATTTATACTAGTTAACTTATCAGAATCCAATGATGCCACATAAGCCACATTATTGATAAGGTCTAAAGCGATATAACGAACTCCATCCAAATTGGGACTTATATAACTATCCATCTCAATCAAATTATTAGGGTCGCTAATGTTTATACTAGTTATACTACTAGATACATACGAAACAACATAGGCCACATTATTAGCTAAGTCTAACTCAACACTAAATGCACCATCAAGATTTGAACTTCTGTAACTATCCAGTTCAACCAAATTATTAGGGTTACTAATATCTATACTGGTTATCCTACTAGCATCACCAGGACTGGTATCATTAAGAATGGTATCATTTGCTAATGATGTTACATAGGCTACATTATTATTCAAATCTAAAGCAATATTACGAGCACCATTTAAATTAGAACTTGTATAACTATCCAGTTCAATCAAATTATTAGGGTCGCTAATATCTATACTGGTTATGTCATCAGATGTTGATGATACTACATAAGCCACATTATTATTCAGGTCCAATCTAATACCTTGCGCAGCATTTAAATTAGTACTTGTATAGCTATCCAGTTCAATCAAATTATTAGGGTCGCTAATATCTATACTGGTTATGCTATCACTAATAAATGATGTAACATAGGCAACTGTAAACCCTGTATTTTGAGTTGAGCAATTATTAATTATTTCCGACTGTATTGTACTTGCATCATAACTAACATTCCATGACCCTCCAGTGTCGAGCGCCAATCTTCGCCATGGGAAATAATCACCTGGTAAAAAGGGTACTGGTGCTAGTCTTGATTTATTAACCCCAGCACCTAGCACAATTACCTTAATATCTTGACTATTGCAAACCGATATTAATCTCTGTATTTCAAAAATATCAGCATCAGTAAAACTATCATCATCGCCACCTGGTGCATCATCTGTAACCATAATCACATATTTTGCCACTCCGTTTCTAAAAGAACCAGCAAAGTTATTTTCAACAACCTTACTTAGTACTAAATCCATAGGTTCTGGGTCTAATATTCCTTTACCAATTGGAATTGCACCGTTTAATTTATCTAATTGACTTGTAAAAGTTGCTCCATTATTTACGCCCATCATTTCCATAGTTGTTAACCATTGATATCTATTTGCAATACTACCAGTATTAATTATCCTTTGACTAGATGGTAAACTAGTATAATTTATATTATTAATATAATTTGAATTTGTATCTGAAAGATATTCATCTGCAATAACTAGACCTAATCTATAATCATTAGAACCTGATTGTGAATTTATAGTGGATATAATACTTACAGCTCCAGATTTAGCGGCTTCTATATGGTCGTTCATACTCGATGAATAATCAAAAATAAAAACAACATCCATACCTGAATCACAAGATTCTGGACCAGATGGGCCATAATTTCTGAACTCAAGTAAGCTTGTGGCTGGTGTAATATAATATCTTGAATCATAGTTCCCTTCTACGGCATCAGAAATACAATTCACTAAATCGTCAGTTGTTGGGTTTATTTCGTTAACCACATCTTGTAAGCTAAATGTTGTTGTATCTGGTACTGCCATTATTTCTCTAAAATTTTAATCCTATTCTCTAATTCATTAATCTTGGCTACAAGTAAATCGATATATGCCACAGATTTCATTCCATTCTCATCAGTTATAACAAATTCTGGATGTTTCCCTTCAAGCTCCTGTGCGATTACACCATATCTTAATTTAGATGTATCAGAATTAAGTTTAAATTTTTTCCAATTAACATCAATAATATAATTCGAAATTGGTTCAATATCCGTTTTTATTCTTTTATCCGAACTTAGCACAAAGTTAGGTGCGGTCATAATACCAGTTGAAGTAACAGTACCACTAACTACAATACTGGGTGTATAAACTGTATTTGATTGTGTGGCCGTAATATTGTTTCCACCAATTATAACTGAATTTGTTGATGTATTAATTACAGTATTATTAAGTCCACCTAAAATAGCCGAATTACTTGCCCTAGAATCATTATTTTCACCATGGGTAAATGAATTAGCACCACTTGCTGTTGTATCTTTACCACCAGCGTTAGAGGCAAATCCACTTGCGTTTGTAGCAAAACCAGTGGCTATAGCATAGTCACCAGTTGCACTTATTGATGAAGAATTAATTACCCTCAAGGAATTAATACCAGTTTGTCCACTAATCCAATAATTACAAGAACTACTACCAGAAATAGTAGTATTAACCTCCATAACCAAACAACCAGAATCGTCCACATTAAAATCTATAGTCGATGATTTTAACCCTCTAAGTGTTAATACATCATTGGTATAACTATCTATTAAATCTGCGGTATTCGATTCAGAACCAGATGATTCCAGTATGTTGTTTATATCATTCTCAAATTCAGCGGGTGTAA